AGTTTTTGCACCAAACTTAGGAAAAAAGTCCTGAGTTTTGCCCCAAAATCCCAGTTATCCACCGGGATTTCGTAACGACTGCTAACAAAAACCGACCCCCTCTGGGGGACTTTCTAACAAACTCAGGGGCGAAGCGCCCCTAAACTAGTCCCACATGTGGTTCAACCATAGGTGGGCTGGGCCTGTATCCATCCACCTGACCTGATACGCAACACCACAAAACACAAAACACCATATATCCTGCCAGGGAGTCTGTCACTTGACCCCACTCCTATCCCTACAAGTATTTTGGGTGAGTGTGAGTCGGACAGGCTGGAGGGGGATTTTGTTAGAGCTTGTTTTTTTTTTTTTTTTTTTTTTTTTTTTTAGGTCAGTACCCCTGCCACACCCCATCCCACCATCCACCTATCCCCCCCGCCACACACATACACCCAAAATACTTGCCATGATACATAACAGCATACCCGACCCCCCACCTGACCCTCCACCTAACCTAATACTTACCGCCTACGGCGGCTACTTCAACCCACAGGAGCCTATCCCCATGCAAAAACCCTCCTCCAAACGCGTAATCCCCACCGAACGCCTGGACGAACTCTGCGTAGCCTTCCGCAACTATATTTCCCTGACCAAGCAAGTCTCAGAAAAAATAGCCTGGGCGGTGGGGAAGAGCGACCTAGACTTAGAATGGAAAATGCAAATAATCGCATGGGCGAAGGAGGTCGATAAGGATTTTGACTGCCTAGCCGCGACAGAGATGTATCTCAGGTATAACAAAAAACGCCTCATCGACAACCGGCGGCGTGCAGCAGGATATCGGGAAGAACCCCAGCCATCCGCCTATATCCCAGCCGAAGTCCACGAATACATTCCAGACTGCGAACTACCCCACCAACAAACACCGCAAGAAATCGCAAAAGAATGGGAGGAATACCAGCGGTGGAACAGAGGCGAGGTCTCCCAGCACCAACCACCACACTATGCTCCAACCTTCCAGCCACCGCAGGTGGTCGAGGCCGACGCCACAACAAACCCCTCAACAACACTCCAGCTACCACAGGCGGCTGTATCCCTAACCGACTCCTCCGGCACAACCCACACCTTCACCGGCCAAACTCTACCAGAAATCCTCGACAAATCAGCCCTGAGCATCCGACGCAAGCCACCAGCCGCCTAGCCCCAGCCACCGACCTTCCAGCCGCCGCAGGTGGCTAACCTCCCACCACAGAAGGCGGCTATTCTAAACCTCCAACCAAAGGCCATTCCTCCCATGCCCGCTCCAAAATCCCATACCTTCTTCCCAGCCGAACTCCACCTAATCCGCCAGACCTATCTCCTTCCCAAGCCAAAGCAATCCCTCCAGCATTTATTGTCCTCACTTACCGGACAAGAAATCCTCTCCCTGGCAGAGCAAACAAATCTCCACCCAAGAACACTCTGGAAAATAAAAAACAACCGATCCCAGCGGCCAGGACAGAAGGTCTTAGCCAGCATAGCTTGTGCCATGGGCATCGAGCCAAGCGAAGCTAAACTTTCCTTCCCATTCCACCTAAACCAAGCAAACATTCAAGTCCTCTACCAGCAAAACTACACTACAAAGGAAATTGCCCAAATTCTTTCCGTGTCTGAGCGATTCGTCTCCGCCACCATCAGCAACCGTGGCCTAGCCAATCGAGGTGGCGGTTATTTTCAGCGAGTGACTAGAATTCAGCGCTTGAGTCCCGCAGGCGACCAAGAACCCAAACCAATCCTCGAATAAAAATTTCCCCAGCTATTTGACAATTGTGGCATATGGGCGTAGGGTTATCCCATATGCCATGCGGGGGCTTTGCCTCCGCCCAGCATCACCATAAACCGAATGGAGCTATCAATGCCAGCCACAACCTCCTCCACGCCGCCTTGTTCCCCCTGCGCAAGTGCAGAAGAACTTATGGAGTTCTCACTATACCTTTGGGAAGAGTATCCAAAGGGCGTTAGCGAAGACATTCTCGACCACATAGCCGACGATGTTCCAATCTCTCCAAACAACGTCGCCTTCGGCGGGACCCATGTCTATGTTGCCTTCCCTGGTGCTTCCGTAGCAAAAGTCGAAAAACGCCAGTGTCAGGGCAGCTCGGTGGAAATTATCGACCAAGCAAGTGTAACCGCCGAGATCAAAGAAATGCTGGCCTTCAGCCAATTTACTCTATATTTTCCAAAGCACTGGCAAAAGCACGTCAGAAATGCCTGCAACAATCACAGGAAAAAATATGGCAAGTTTTCTACCAAACTTGTCGGAAACTTCCTCCAAGTGCGCAAAGTGCTGGCCCCCAATGCCGAAGTCTAACCTAGGCCCTCGCCTCTGGATCGAAGCCTACGACGCCGACGGCGCTGCCATTCTCGGCAACGCTTACGGCCAAGGCCCCCGCCATGCGAAGCAGTTAAGACAGACCTCGTGGTATAAAGCCCTTCTGAGCGAAATCTACTTCGGCAAGCAGACTCGCGTAGCATCCTACGTCATCAGCGACGCCTATGGCAAGGTGCTCGCCACCCTCCGCCGACCCACAACCATCAACCTTGGAGCACGCTAATGCCACACACCGCGACCCATCCCCACCCAAGCGCCAATTTCACCCTCCGCCAATTCTACGTTTTAGCCGCCACCGCTCCTTTTACCCACTGGATTTACGACGCACCGAACCTACGTATGCACGAAATCCACGCCCCCGGTTTCTTCTCCGATGCCGAGGCTCTCATCAAACCAGGCGACCTGCTGACATTCATCTGTGCCGAGGGCACCGGCCAACGCTACTTCAACACCGAACGCGAGCTCAAAGTTCTGCTTGGAGCTACCGTAACTCCATCAACGAAAGAATAAACCAATGACAGTTATCGCATTCAAAAACGGAGTTCTTGCCACCGACACGGCAACGTTTCAAAACGACATTATTGTTGGCTACTATCCTAAAATACAGGCCAACGCTCGTTTTTGCTGGGCAGCTTGTGGTTTACTGCCAGAAGTTGCTGCATTTGCAGAATGGGCTCTAAGCGGCTTTAATACCGGCACAAGACCTACAAAAAGCGAGAGCTTCGGAGCTGTTGTCGTGTATCGAAATGGCCCGGTCTACAAATGCGGTGAAACGTTTGTTTTGTATGATGTAACCCATTATAAAGCTCCAATAGTCGATGGAGCTGCTAGTGAATATATGTTGGGGATTATGCACGGCGGCAGCAGTGCAATCGATGCAGTTAACGCTGCTATCAAACACTCTGTATGGGCAGGAGGCGAGTGCCACGCATTCAACACAAACATATGGGATTTTTGTACTCTATAGGTAACAATGTTTAAACTGCAATCTCAACCCCAACCCCCGGAGCCCTGCCCCATGCCACTCTCCAACCAAGAAATCTTTACCAAAGTTGTCCTCCACCTACGCGGGCAAGGCTGCCAATCCATAAACTTATGTGGAATGTGCCTCTATCGAGGAAAAGACAGCCACAGTTGTGCAATAGGCTGCCTGCTTCCAGATGAAATTTACAAAGGCGGGCTGGAGAATAGAAGTATAACATTTTTGTGGCACCATTATACTGAGATAAAAACTTTATTCGAGAGCCGTCAACTGCCATTGTTAGAAAAATTGCAGGCTATGCATGATACTACTGGATATTGGGGGCCAAGCGGGCTAGATTTAAATGGAGAGAACCGTTTGAGAGAGATTGGGGCAGAATTTAAATTACTTTACTCAGAACCGCAACCGAAACCCTTCTCATGAGCAAACTTTCTTTCAACGTGGTGCCTTCAGCGCCCAGCCCTCCGCCGGTCAAAAGCACCATGCTGTTCTTCATACTAGCCTGGACCATAATTGTCCTTCTAGCCGGCTGTGCTGCTTTCATCTTTTTCCTGATTTTTGTCCTCCACCAATCCAACCAAGGAATCCTCCCCCATGTCCCATGAACTCACCTTCAACTCCCTGGGTCTTGCCGAGATGGCCTATGCCACCACCGGCGGCACTCCATGGCACGGCCTAGGCCAAGCCCTACCTCCCGGCCAAACCATCGACCAATGGCAGCAGGCAGCAGGCATGGCCTGGACCATCGAGCAAGCGTCTGCGACGTTCCAACCAGACGCAAATGCATCTCCTTTGGTCGTTCCAGACCGCAAGGTTCTCTTCCGCAGCGACAACACCAAACCGCTCTCCATTGTATCCTCCGCCTACCAAGTAGTTCAGCCAAAGGAAGTTCTGGAGTTCTTCCGGGACCTGACTGAGAGCCTTGGCTTTGCCCTGGAAACCGCCGGGACCCTCTATGAGGGCCGTAAGTTCTGGGCACTAGCCAGGATTACAGAGGACATGCCAGTGGCAGACCTACGCGATACCATCGGCGGCTTCTTGCTTCTTTCCACCTCCTGCGACGGATCCATGGCCACCGAGGCCCGGTTTACCTCAGTTCGCGTAGTCTGCAACAACACACTGCGCTTGGCAAAAGAGGCCGCGGCAAGAGTCCGCGTGACACACCGCTCGCAGTGGAACCCCGCCGATGTCAAAGCCAGCCTGGGCCTTTCCGACGCGCGGGAGCGGTTCTCTGCCCAGCTCTCTATCTTCCGCAAACTTGCAGAGATCAAGTTCACCCCCGGCACCGTTGCTAAGAAAACAGCAAATCTTCTTCTTCCCCAATCGAACCCCTCCACCGAGGAAACCACCAAGGCCCTAGAGTCTGCCGCAGGCAGTTCTATCCTTCACCTCACCTTTGGCGGCGCACTCGGCTCTGATCTCGATGGTGCAACTGGCACCGCCTGGGGCTGGCTTAACGCGGTAACAGAGTTTGTCGACTTCCAGGCTCGCGCAAAATCCAGCAACAACCGGCTGGACTCCGCGTGGTTCGGGGCGGGGGATCGGATGAAGGAGAAAGCCCTGGATATTCTACGCAAGGACTATGAGTTGGTTTAGGTGCTTGGCCCACCTATGGGTCAACCATAGGTGGGCTATACCTTGCCCCACACACTACACCGTGCTAAACCGCAATCTAGGAGAAACCCTATGTCCCTTGCCATTGGCGCCAGCCCTGAACTAATCTACGCCTATAGCGGCCAGCGTGCCTTTCTGGAGGTCCATCCAACTCCAAGGCTTATCCTAGCCATAGGGGGGCACAGCTTTGTGCTTTTGGACTCAAACCTAATCTCGACCCTGATCCAAGAAATCCGCTGGCACATGCGCGAGCTAACAACACGTGATATGGCGCTCTGGTTCCGACACTTCCAGGCATCTTACATGAACTTGCCTATTGTTCCGAGAATGGAGCCGGAAGTAGTCAAAGCCGTCATGGCAAAACGAGCCTGAGTCCAACAACCACCGATTTCATCCAGAGGGCTAAATATGTCTAATTTTTTGGTGCCCGTCGTGCGTATTCGTAACATCGAGGCAATCCCAAACGCTGATGCTATTGAGCTTGTGGTGATCGGTGATTACCGTTCAGTTGTGAGGAAGGGCGCATTTCAGCCTGGGGATAGGGTCGTGTATTTGCCAGAAGCATCAGTTCTGCCTGACGCGCTGATTGAAGAATTGGGCCTGACGGGCAAACTGGCAGGTGCGGCCAAAAACCGAATTAAAGCCATCCGCCTTCGTGGTTGTTTGAGCCAAGGAATTATCTACGATAGAGTGCCAGAAAACTCGAATGAAGGTGATTGTGTGGCTGGCATCCTTGGGGTTGTGAAATACGAGCCGCAAATCCCGACTCATATGGCGGGCGATGTCGCTAATCTGTTTGGCTATCCGTTGAAATACGACATAGAAAATTTCAAGGCTTTCCCAGAAGTTCTTGAAGAAAGCGAAGAAGTTGAGATGACCGAAAAAGCGCATGGCACTTTTACCGGCATTGCCGTCATTCCCGGACTTGGCCACGACGAAATGGTTGGTGGCGACGGCTTGGTCTATTCTAAGGGCCTTGGCGCTAAGGGCCTTGTTTTCAAGGACACAGCGTCAAATGCGGGCAACGTTTATATGCAGGTCGCGAAGTCTCTTGATCTTCACGCTGCCATTCGGCGCGTGTTTCCAGATAAAACGGTTCATGTCCTTGGGGAGACTTATGGCGCTGGCGTTCAAGACCTTGCGTATGGCCGAAATGATAAGGCATTTGCCGCATTCGATATTTGGGTTGATGGCAGATTTCTCGGTCGCGATGATTTTTCTCAAGCGGTCGCTGGCCTGGGGATTGAGCGTTTGCCGGTTCTCTACCGGGGACCGTTTTCACGCAATGTGATGTACGAGCATACCGACGGTAAGACGGTTCTTGGCGGTGCCTCGCATATCCGCGAGGGGTTGGTTGTCGTGCCCGTAGCTGAACGGCGCGACAAAACAATAGGGCGCGTAATTCTTAAATCCGTGTCTGGCGACTACCTTACTCGCAAAGGTGAAGCTACAGAATTTAACTGAGTACAACAACTCACCATAGGAGTCCCTCATGCGTAAACTAACCTGCACCTCCTGCGACGGAAAAGGCGGCATATTAGTAACTCAGCCGCACAAACAACGCAGATGGCAAACCTGCCCAGACTGCAGCGGCACCGGCATCTTCCTAACCAGCCTATCCTCTATTCAAACTCTATCCAAAACCGAAGCAGCTCGGCTTCTTCTGCTCAGCCAGCCCAGGCGGACGTCGGCATGATAATTCTCCTTCTCATCGCTCTTTACCTAATCATGTTAGTCTCTGGTTCCTTTTTTGCCCTCTGCAGGGCGCCTCCCTGGCTTGCGGCAACTCTTGGCGGGCTAACAGCCCTTGCCGCGATGATTTATGTTCTAAACTGTTGAGTTGAGAGCAGCCCATTACAGAAATTGGACAACTGAGAAATCAAATGAATTCTTGCCAGCAATGCAAACACTGGAAACCTTTACTCGATGGCGAAGCCTGGGGCGTAAGGTCTGCCGCAGACGCAATATCATCTCTCAACCCCGGAGACCGCAAATCATGATCTTCAACCGCACTCCCGAACACTACGACGAAGACCTCCGCCGCGAGGCAATAGATGAGCGCCGTGCGCAATTCCATGGCTGCAAGTGTGGCTACCCCGATTTGCCCGGCTCTTGCCCTGGCTGGTGGAATTGTCCAATGTGCCAGGAAGATGCGGAGGACGACATATGAGCAGTCTTGATCCCGCTGACATACTGGCGCGCGCCAGTGCGAAAGAAATTGCCTTGAGCAATAGGATTCTTAAGAAGGCAGAGGATTTACTCGCGCCTCTAAAGCGCGAGATGGACATCATGAAATGGCCGCCTGAATACCGAGCGATTATGTGGGCTGCGGTACAGCAACAAGCTTTGAAACTTGAAAGGCAGTCCCGATGACGAGCGATTGGCAACCGATAGAAACAGCGCCCCGCACTTTTCGCCCGCCGATTTCTACTGTCAACCATCATTCGCCGGAGATATTGGGGCTGTGGGGGCAATCGTTTTACTGCGTTTGCCGATGGGGCGGCCCTTCGCAACTGTACTGGATTGGAGGCGATAACAAGCGCGTTCCATTTCAGCCGACGCGATGGATGCCCTTGCCAGAACCGCCGCCCCTCGAACCCGACAAGGGGACTGACAAATGAGGCGCAAGCTATGGCGACACTTGAAACGGCAGACAGTTTATAAGGAAATCGGCCGCGCAACGGTGCAGAGCGAAGACCTTATCCGAGAGGGCGATTTGCTTACCGTTTACTGCGGCGATGACGGCAGGATGTGGGCTCGTCCAACGAGCGAGTTTGAAGACGGTCGTTTTGAGAGATTGGAAAGCAGATGAGCGATTTTCTCGGTTTAGAGCCGCTGATCGTCAAGCCGAAATACGTCAATTCTGGCGCGATCATTTCGCCATGCGGCAAGTACCGTTATCGCCTGTGGCGCGAATGGCGCGATGAAAATTCGGGCAAACGCTGGCGCTGGCTCGGCTTCAAGGATGGCGCCGGGCATGAGGTTGGAGAACCGCTCACATGCCTATTTGTGATGCTCAACCCGTCAACTGCGGATGGCGACGTGGACGATCCGACAATCCGCCGCTGCGTGGCATTTACTAAGGCGTGGGGTTACGACCGCATGGAGGTTGTCAACCTATTTGCCTATCGCGCCACCTGTCCGGCCGATATGTTGGCGCTGCCCGAGAGCGCCGATCCTGTTGGGTGGCAAAACCAGAAGCACGTTACCGATGCGAGTTCCGACGCCGGGAAGATCGTCTGCGCATGGGGCGCTCATGGAAGCCACGCCGCTCAAGATGAGACCGTATTGGGCTGGCTGAACCACCCGCCGCGCAAACTGTGGTGCTTGGGCAAAACGCGCGCCGGTCATCCGAAACATCCGCTCTATATCCGTCAGGATCAACCTTTGGAGACATTCAGCAAATGAGCCAGCCGCAAAGGGTGCAACGCAAGCGTGCGAAAGGATGGCATATGCCGAAAAACACGGTTGTTGTGGACCGCACAACAGGATTTGGGAACCCGTTTCGGGTCGCAAAAGGCAAGTTTACATGCCAAGGCGTCGAAGGATTCAGCTGGATAGTCGGGACGTTTGAAGGCCCAGCAATGTGGATTTTGGATGACAAAGATAAAGCATTGACAGTTGCGGTTTCTGCTTTTCGGACGTGGATTAATTTAGATAAACAATCAAACTTGCGGGACAAGGCGAGGTCCGCCCTGCGAGGTAAAAATCTCGCCTGCTGGTGCGCACTCGATAAGCCGTGCCACGCAGAAGTGCTTCTTGAAATTGCCAATAAGAAGGAGACATTAAATGAGGGCTGACCCTGCCGCACTCTTGGCCGAAGCCATCGAAAATTTTAGCGATGCTTACCGCAAGAAATATCTCACCCCCTCTACGGGGCGGATACGCGCCAGTGCGCCGATGCGTGATGCGATGGGTGAGCTGCTGCTCGCCCTGAACAACTACCGGCTCGAACAAGCGCGCCGGACATGACAGAAGGATCAGAAAAATGAGCGAAGTTACAGCATTGCGCCGCCTTGCAAGGAAGTTGCCGCGCTGGATTGTACAGCCAAACAGCCTGACAGAGGCTCGTGCCACGGCACTGCAAGCCGCCGACCGCATTGAGGCGCTTGAGGCTGCTGCCAAGGACGCACTTGCCCATTTAGTCGCAGCGACTTCGCTTTTAGACCGCGGCGGGAAGAAGGCAGCAGCCTCTGATAAAATCTTTGACCAGATGCTGATTGATTACAATAATTCAATAAATCGGGTGCGAGGCATCCTGACACATGGGGAAATCAAATGAGCGAGCAAAAATATGACGAGATTATCGCACCTATGCTTGCCGAGATCGCCAAAAAGTGTCAGCAGCTTGGCATGAACTTAATTGCTCGGGTTGAGTGGGAGCCGGGCGAAGCCGGAGTCACTGAAATTGGCATCGGGGCCGACGCTGGGATCGCGCAAAAGCTAACCCAGCTTGCGGCGAATTGTCGCGGCAACATAGATGCTTTTTGCATTGAGGCAATTAAGCGTTTTGACTGTTCCCAATCCATAGTGCTTGCGTCGTTCCAAAATGATCAACCTGACACAAGGAGCATGATATGAGCCATGCCTGCGTTGATTGTGGAATGGTCTGTTGTTGCGACATGGAGGACCATGAGCAGGACTAGCCTGACGATTGCACACACGAGTGCGCAGATGGCAATGATTTTGACGAATGTGACTTCGAGTGACTCGATCGAGAGGCCGACATATCAACAAATTAAGGCCGCTGTAAAAGATGGTACTTGGTACGCCGAGATTGTCCGCGCAGGCGAAGCGCTATATAGACAGTAAAATGAAAGGATAGATAGCATGTCACTAGTACGCAGTAGACTAGACCAAACCTGCCCTGCTTGCGGAACAGCTCGCAAGGATCAAGTCATTGATCCAAGGACTGTTTCACAGGACTGGATAGCAAGGAATCCGCATCATGCGCAAGCGCTGCTGCGCGCCTTGGGTGATGCTGTCGCCAGAGCCCAAAATCACCAGCTAGAGGCACTTCGCGAAGCCCTCGCCCTAACCCGTATCCATGAAGCATCAGATGCATACCGCCATGCTCTGCAAGATAAAATATACCAGATGGAGAGTGTCTAGGTCTGCACTAGTCACCAAAAGCCACAAAATATATTTTAGTCTATTTCCCAACCCCAACCCAAAGAAAGCTCTTCCCATGTACACTGAAGCCCAGCTTTACGCAAATCTAGTTTCCAACGGCGTTTCAGCCACTCCAGGCGACTGGCTTGGCGCGACTTCTTCCCAAGTCAAAGGGACAAAATTCTCCCTGATCAAGTTCTCCGACGGCTCTTCTGTTTATGTCGACCATAAGTGCCAGACGCTCTCCACAGAAAATATCGCCAGAGATTTTTTCAGCCTCTTTGCTGTGGCAGCCGAGCAATGGCTGCAATCAACCCCAACAAAAGACTGGCCACAGATCATTCGCAGCGCCTACAACGCGGCTACAGCAAAAGACCCGTTTGCCTCGCAAATCTGGGACGAAGTTTGCAAAGAGGCGCAGGCGAAATGACCCTAGAAGAGCTAGAAAATGCGGTATCGGCCTTCGGCGGACGTTTTTGGCAGGCAACTTTAACCAAAGAGAACAAATGGAAAGTCGCAATACACGAACGCCTGCCATCTCTTCCTGGGGACAGATTTTTCTATGGGGAGGGGGACAACGTAGCGGAGGCAGCACTTTGTGCTCTTGAGTCTTTCCACAACCGGCCGCCGCCACCAGTGCCTCGGCGCTTTACGCAGTCTGGACGGAGCGCTATTCCTCCGATAACTGAAGTGACGCTTACAGACCTCGGCCTTGACCTCTAGCCGAGTAACTTGACAGATGCTAGAATGTGTGACAAGGTGTAATCCATAACCAACCCCCAGAGGCCCATCATGACAATTTCCCCAGTTGACATGCAAACCCTTCAAAATGCTCTTTCACCTGCGCTGCTTTCTATGGTTGCAGCGGAACGGGAGGAAGGTATCTATACGTCTATTGTTGCTATTTTGCTTATGGCAGCAGGATTTGCTTGCATTATCCAAGGATTTTATCGGTATTCGCTCGAGGATTACGCCAGTGAGGCTATTGGCTTTGTGTGGGTAATCGGGGGCATTATCATGGCACTGCTTGGTGCTGTTTTTCTATTAATCGGGTTGGACCAAGCATTATTCCCTGCACTCAATCTTTTCCAATCCGTGCTATCCCACTAAACCCTAGGAGTTTTTTCATGCTTATCGTCCCCCTCGTCGGCGCCTATTTCCGCCCCCCAGCGAAGCTCCTCCTTTCCATCATGCCAACAGGAGCCAAGCTAGAACTCCGCCCAGAGCCCAGCAATCCCTACGACCCAAACGCCATAGCGGTATGGGCCGCCGCCAGCAGCATATCGCTCGAACGTCTGCAAAGTAAGGAAGAAGAACTGCAAGGAGCTGGGGACTGCCCTGACTTCGGAAACCAGGAAGAAGTCGAGGCCTGGAGAACCACTCCCAGACACCTGGGCTATGTTGCCAGAAAAGACACGGCCAAGGTATTTGCCTTGGCTATGGGCAGCGACGACTCAATCGACCTTCCTGCTGCCTCTCTATGTTTTCTTGCCGACGGCAACCCTGCTTGCAAAGTAGACCAGTTTGACTACCTAGAATAAACCCCAGGTTTTTGCCACTAAAAGGAGTCGACAATGAAAGTCTATCCAAAAATCCAAGCAACACATGCTTTTTTCTTGAAAGAAGATTTAATTGCTCCAGCAGGAACATGGCTCGTGTGCGGAGAAGCAAATGTTGCGGCACTAACGCCTGAGCAGTTTAGCCTGCTATACTATACAAAGGAGCCAGATATAGAGAAAACGGCAGAGCCTGCTTGTTCTGCGCTTGTGCCACCAGTGTGGCCATGTCCTTGGCCTCAAGACAACTACTCTTATGGGGGGGATTCTGGCTATAGCACGACCATAAGAATCATCACTGAAAGAGTTCTCCTCGCCTTTGGCCCAGATGCACAAGGACAATTTACAACTTTAACCTCGACTAAACTTGCAGAATGGCTAAAGGTCGAGCGCAAAAAAGTACAAGATTGCCTATTTTATTTGAAGACAAAAGGTGAAATAGACTCTCATGGCACTGGCAACAGAAATGCACAAAAAACCTACTTCTTGACCTCCAAAGGCAAAGAAGTCGCCAAAGCCCTTACCAAACAACTTCAACCAAACGGAGCCTCCGATGCCCCCCACATTTCCGCCAACTCCTGAGCAGCAAGCTATCCTAGATGCTGGAGCCAATTCCAAATCCTCCCTCATGATCCAAGCCTACGCTGGCACAGGCAAAACTACAACCCTCACCATGCTGGCAGAAGTGCTACCAAAGGTTCCATCTCTTGCCCTGGCCTTTAACGTTCGGATCAAAAAAGCCTTAGAGCGCCGTCTGCCTGGGCATTTCGACGTAAAGACCCTCAACGGCATAGGCCATGTCGCATGGGGCCGTGCCATCGGCAAGAAATTGACTCTTGACGAGGGCAAACTTGGCCGACTCATCAACCAATCAATAAAAACTTTACAAATACCTCGCGGTGAAAACACGTGGGGACAAATAAAAACCCTTGTCAACTGTGCTATGCACGCCGGTTTGATTCCTTCCTCTTTCCCACATAAGGGCCTTGTTCCTGACACCTTCGACGATTGGGTGAATCTCGCTGAGGAACACTTTCACGACTATAGCGATGACACTCTTGCCGCGGCGCGGCTGGCCCTAGAGCTAAGCATTTCTGAAGCCTTCCAAGGCAGCATCTCTTTCGACGACCAAATCTACATGAGCGCTCTTTTCGGTGGCCAGTTTCCCCGCTACCCTCTTGTCATGGCAGACGAGGCGCAAGACTTTTCTATTCTCAATGTAAAGATGTTGCGTGGCTGTGCTACCGAGCGGCTTGTGATTGTTGGAGACGAGCGACAGGCTATTTATTCCTTTCGTGGTGCCTCTGGCGATGCCATGCATCTAATTCGAGGCTTGCGAAAAGAATGGATCGACCTTCCTCTTCATACGACTTTTCGTTGTCCGCAAGAGATTGTGGGGCGGCAACGGCAGCATGCCGTTGGGTTTAGGGCGGCACCAAGCAACCCCCAAGGCCGCGTTGTGGCGTGGACGGGCACCCCTGAAAAGCCCGGCACCCCTTGGGATATAGCCAAAATCCGGGCGGCATCAGGCGTCGGTGAAATCGCTTTCTTATGCCGTAACAACGCCCCCCTACTTAAAACCGCCTTCCGCCTCATAGCCGACGGAGTTGGCTGCTCCATGCTCGGCCGCGACATAGGCAAGAACCTGGAGGCTCTAAGCAAAAAAATCCTACCAGAGGACAACCTTACTGCCAAGCAGTGCGCCCAGCTCATAAACGAATGGGCTACAAGCCAAATTTCCCTTTCCCAAGCAAATGGTCACGAAAGCAAAATTCCTGGCTTGCAAGACCGCAGGGACTGCCTTCTGGCAGTGCTTGGCTCGGTTCTCCGTGGCAAGGGCTGCGATACTGCCGGGGAGCTGCGCAAACGCCTGAAAGACATATTTGCCGGGGAAGATACTCGAGTCGTCCTTTCCACTGCGCATCGGGCGAAGGGCCTCGAGTGGCCAACGGTTGTGCATCTTGACCCTTGGCGTTTACCCTCACGTCAGGCCAAACGTGCCTTAGCCTCCGGCAATCCTCTTCCCATGCAGCAGGAGATGAACCTGAAGTACGTCTTGGAAACCAGGACTATGCAGACGTTAATCTTGGCCGATACCAATACCTATGGTTTTGAGGAAAAAGACGAAGTCGTTGTCATAAATGGAGAGACTATGTCCCGTTCCGAGGCAGTCCGCCGAGGAGATTTATCCCCGCCGAGTAACTTGACAAACCCCGCCTGATCCCATATACTTGTCCCACTATCAACCAAACGGAGCCCTTAAATGCCAATTTACTTTTCTAATCCCGGTGTCATCGACCTCGAAGCTGCCCTTACCCTTGGCGTTAACGCCAAAGAAAATTCCAGCCCCATCGGCCAATTCGGCACCGGGCTGAAATACGCAATAGCGGTGCTGCTGCGCACCGGGCACAAGGTGACGATCTTCGCTGGGGGCCAAATCTTCTCCTTCTCCACCGAGGCCAAAAGTACCCGCGGAGTAGCCTACGACCTTGTGCTTTGCAACGGCAAGCCCCTCGGCTTCACAACTGCTCTCGGCAAACACTGGAAAGTGTGGCAGGCTTTTCGGGAATTATACTCCAACGCCATGGACGAGCACGGCAAGGTCTACGACCTTCGCCCGCAGGGCGACACTTTGACCTCGACCACGATTGAGGTCTCTGGTCAGGAAATCTCCCAAGTCTTCTGCGACCGCTGGAAATACTTCCTGCCCGCCGGGCAGCCCCTGGCCTCGTTCTCCAACGTGGAGATCTTCTACGGTCGGGGAATCTACTACAAAGGCATCCTGGTCGATGAGAGCAAAACCTGCTGGGCGTACAACCTTACCAGTGGACTGACCTTAACCGAAGACCGAACAATAGGCAACACATGGTCCGTACACTACGACATCGCCCATGCCATCCAGGCCCAGCTTGATCCAAAGTTCCTTTCCACTATTCTCTCTGCCACTCTAGCCCCAGAGCATGACTACCCTTGGGGCACAGACTTCTCCGACCCCAGCCGGGCGCTCCTGCGACAGAAAGCGGCGAGGGAGCAACTTCCGCCGAAATTTAAAGGCATTGCAGACGGGCTTGCAGTCCAGGAGGGCACCATAGAAACCCGCCCAGCTTCGGCGCAAGAGTCTTCCATGCTTGCCCTTGCGGTGGAGCAGCTTTCCTTCCTTGGGGTTGAAGTTACGCATCCAATCTTGCTCTCTGACAAGCTCCCTGTAACGTATCTCGGTCTAGCTAAAGCTGGAAAAATTTTCTTGGCGGGCAGCCTCTTTGCTCAGGGCCAGACCAAAGTCACAGGGACACTACTTGAAGAACATCTGCATTGTGCTTTAGGCTTCTCCGATATGACCCGGCGATTTCAGAACCACCTTTTTGACATGCTGGCAAATGCCGCCGCCCAACTCAGCCTGAGCCCGCTTGAGCGGTATAGCCTGCCGGGCGCCGGGCCATACGACCAGCACGCACCGATTGGTGACGAAATTCCGTTTTAATTTGGGACCAGAGGAAACACAGCTATGTACTATGTCAGATGCTACAGTAAGAGATCAAAGACCCCTGTCATGGAAACCTGCGGAAACTTAGACAAAGAATGGTGCATTGCCTTTGCCAGATCTTTGTCTCTCATGGACCAAAACAAGCCAGTCTTCACTCATGTAGGTATCGATGAGGGTAATCCATACGAGACCATAATCTCGTTCACAGTGGAGCGTTGATGCTACAAGAGCACGGGGCCTGCACCCCTCATCCCACCTATGGTTGACCCATAGGTGGGCCATGCCTATTACGCCATTTATTGCCCCCTTGGCCCATATCCTACTTGACACCCCGCCTGAAACCCGGTACTCTTCCACCACGGCATCACGCCGCCCCGCCTACGCGGAACCAACCCCTATCACGGAGAACACCCCTTACCATGGCTAAGCACAAGAACCACGACGCAGACACCACCAACGAGTCGGACATCGAATCGACTCCCACCCCCGTTCCGACCCAGACCTTGGTCATCGCCGGACTCACCTTCACGGTCCAATCCCCCTACGCCGAAGGCCATGCGCTGACCCCTGGCGAAGCCCGCGCCTTGAACCAGACCCGCGCCGAGAACCTCCGCAACAACTTCGCCAAGAAGGTGCAGGAAGCCAAAGGCGAGAACGCCACAGTTCCTGACGACGTCTGGCAGAAGCTCGCCGCGGAACTGGCAGAATACGAGTCCACCTACTCCTTCGAGAAAGTGCGGAGTTCTGCCCCTCGCCAGACCCATATCGACCCTGTGGAGAAGGAAGCCCATCGGCAGGCTGCGCATATCGTCGAAGCTGCTCTCAATGCCCGCAACATCGCCAAGAAGAACATCAAACCGGAGAACTTCAAGGCCCTCGTTGCGGAGGTCTTGCTCAAGCGGCCGGAAATCCGCGAGGCGTCGCGTCGCCATGTGGAAGCCCTCTCCGCCATCGGCCATGAGGCCATCTCTGCGCTTGAGGACTCGACCCTAGAGTTCAATGCCGCCGCATAGGCCCATTTCTCCACTTGCAACAGTGCTATACCAAGCCCTTGGCTCTCCCATCGGTATAGCCTGTCAAGTGGAGGACTATGCAAAGAGTCTGCAAGCCCTCTATCGCACGAAAAAGGAGCTTGCAGACTCCGAGCTAAACATATTGCAATTCCGCCGCAGCCCTATCAACCCGCAAACTGAGATATGGATTGTGAAACTTTCCTCAAAGGAACCTTGTAATGTCTAAGCAGGAAACAGAAGAGGTTATCCGAGTGCATATTTGGATTTATGCCAGGGATTGGGAACGGCTGCACGACATCTACGGCAAAACTTTGCGTCCAAGCAAAGCCATCCGCGCAATTATTCGTAGTTTCCTTTCTGGGCTGGAAAGCCGCATCGGCGCAGCAGAAAATGCCTTGGGAGAACTCGACCTATGACCCTAGACTACGCCCAAGGGCGGGCTTTGCTCGCTGAGGCCCAGCCTGACTCTCTGAATGAAGTCTTTTCGCGGGATCCGCTAAAGCTAAGCAACCAGGACTTAGCGCGAGTGATAGCGGAACTGCGCAGAGCTAGGGCAAAATGGGTGGTTGAGGACCAAGCAGAGAAAAAGCCTAGAGTCAAAGCCCCACCCAAGGCAGTTAAACTTGACGTCAGACTCGACGATCTAGGGCTATAATCTTCCTCCTAACGGAGCTGCTTTATGCAAAACCAAACCCAAGGCATCGGCTCTGCTGACAACTCTTCCTTCTCTGCCATTTTACCAAATTTCCAATTAGCCTGGGACTCAACCTCCTCCGGGGCCTTTCTTGAGTGCCCAAGAAAATACTACTACTCGTTGATTATAGGCAAAGAACCCCGTGGCGCATCCACGCATCTAGTCTTTGGTCAGCACTACCATAAAGCCCATGAGCTTTTCCACCATGCGCGGGCGGCTGGTGCGGACTTTGATGAGGCTCTCGCCACCGCCGTCCGCTACTGCCTGGAGGCCACTTGGGACGCTGATCTACAGCGTGGTTGGCTTTCAGACCTACCGCAGAAAAATCGACTGACTTTGGTCCGCAGCATCATCTGGTACTACGAGCATTTCCGGGATGACCCGATTGAGACCATAGTTCTTGCGAACGGCAAGCCTGCAGTAGAGCTGAGCTTTCGGGTCGAGATTGGCGAAGCCCCCACCGGCGAGTCCCTTTACATGTGCGGACACATCGACCGGCTAGGGTTGTTTCAAGAGCAGCCTTATGTCTGCGATTACAAAACCACCACGTCGGCGCTAAGCGCAGACTACTTCACCCGCTACAGCCCGGATCACCAGTTCTCTCTCTACGACTTTGCCTCGGACATTGTTTACAAAATTCCAACAAAAGGCGTTATTGTCGATGCAGCGCAAATCGGTGTTACGTTCTCCCGCTTCCAGCGGGGTTTTGTCCACCGGACCCCAGAGCACAGAGAGGAATGGTTCAGGGACTTCACCCTGCTAATCTCCGAGGCTTATAACTACGCTGAGGAAAACTACTGGCCTATGAACCGCAAGTCCTGTGGACTTTACAACGGCTGCCCTTTCCGCAGCGTTTGTGCCAAGAGTCCAACTGTGCGGGAGAGCTGGTTAGAGAGCGGCTTTAGCAATAGGCAATGGGACCCGTTGAAAATTAGAGGAGATGTTTGATGGAATATTTAGCTCCAGTAAGAGTAATGTCGGTTGTTGGAAAAGAAAACTGTGACGTAGCCTCTATGTACAGTACATTGATGGAAACACTTATCCAAGAAGGTTTTGCTCGCTTACGTAAAGAGTACTTACTTATGACAGATACAGAAATTACAATACTGGAAGTTAGGGTTGGAGACCGCTTTGAAAAATACACGACCAACTTTACAAAAAAGTAACCTTGTGCTATACAATACAACCCACGGGGGCGCTTTTTCACGGGAGCCCCGTAAGGTTTTAGAATCCTCTGCAACACAACCCACTCGGAGAACAACTATGGACCTCAACAGCATTTGGAATTTCGAACTTAAAAAAGGCAACGGACATAATCCTGCCGACGGTACGTGTCTCATGGACGCCGTTTCCTGGTTTGAGTATGGCACTATGGGGGACCATCCAGCCTGCACTTGCCCGGTTATTGCGGCTTTCTGCCGAACCACAAATGATGGTATGACTCAAGCAGGGCGGCAAAAACTTAAAGTTTTTATTCCTCGCTTAATAGGAACAGTCGATTCTGCCAGCGAGAAGGAGAGGGCAGAGTTTCTAGTTTGGCAAGCTATTCGGGTATTTACACCGTATTGGCTGGACAAAGCAAAGAGGCACAAGGAGGCACAATTGTTGCGGAGTTTTGTGGGGACAGTCCAGGAAGCGGGTAGTTTGCTTACACAAGTGCAAAACGCCGCCAACGCCGCCAACGCCGCCTACGCCGCCACCGCCTACGGCACCGCCTTTGGCGGCAGCTACGCCGACGCCGCCGCCGACGCCGCCAACGCCGCCAACGCCGCCGCCAACGCCGCCGCCAACGCCGCCTACGCCGACGCCTACGCCAACGACGCCTACGCCGACGCCGCCGCCGACGCCGCCAACGCCGCCAACGCCGCCTACGCCGACGCCGCCGCCAACGCCGCCGCCGACGCCGCCGCCAACGCCGCCTACGCCGCCACCGCCTACGGCACCGCCTTTGGCGGCAGCTACGCCGACGCCGCCGCCGACGCCGCCAACGCCGCCGAATGGGAACCGTTGCTCCTGACAGCCCTTGACGGCGTCTTGCGGATCGGAAGACAAGCAGAGCCACTTGCACCAGAACTCTTTGCTGCAGCAAATGAGACGTTTGCTGCGGCACGAGAAGTTGTTTAGTTTTGCTATTGTATGGTCAGTGCTGCGCTCGGCCAGACGCTACTATTGGGGGGCTGAGCCGTGTTTGGCATGATTATGTTAAGCCGAGCCATGCCGCTGAAACATGGGTGTTTAACCGCAAGGATAGTGCCGCTTTTGTCGAAGCTTTGACTACCCCTCCGGAGCCAAGCGTCGTACTACGCGAAGCCACAGAGTGGCACAAGATCCCCTTCGCCCGAAAAAGGAGTTACAAGCCGTGTTCAAAGCCCCACAAAAGCCCGCGAAAGTGCTGGACGCAGAAGCGCAAGCCCTCCGAGCGATGCTGGAGCAGGAGTTGCGCGAAAAGCTCATCGTGCCAACGGACACAAACCGCCTTCCAGGCGGATATAGAGATTCTTATTTAGACTTTTCATCCGCGTTTATATAAACACCGGAGCCTTTCATGCCCCCCTTATCCGCTCACCAATCCGCCCAGACCCTTAAACTTCTCTTCGTAGGAGAGTCTGGGGCTGGTAAAACAGGTGCCCTTGCTTCTCTTGCTTCCGACGGCTACAACCTGCGTATACTCGACCTAGACAACGGCCTTGACGTCCTGGCCAACATACTCAGCGACAGCAAAAGCCCTTACAAAAAGGACGCAACCAGCAGAGTCCTCTTCCGTACCCTAACTGAGAAGATGAAAAACAACAATGGCAAGATGCTCCCGGCATCGGCAAAGGTCTGGCCGGACACAATTGAAATGCTTTCCAACTGGAAAGAGCCTGGAGAGACTGCAAGTCTCGGTCCGGTGGCCTCTTGGACACCAAATGAAATCTTAGTGATCGACTCCCTTTCCATGCTTTCCGACGCCGCGCTGAGTTTCGTTTGCGCCCTTAATGGTCGCCTTGGCTCCCGCCCCCACCAATCGGACTGGGGGGAGGGCCAGAGCCTTATCCAGGGCCTTTTGCAAATGCTCTACTCCGACTCCATCAAATGCCATGTGATTGTGCTATGCCATATCAAGTACATCGAGACCGAGAATGGCCCTACCAGGGGCTATCCAAACACTCTAGGCAAAGCGCTTCCACCTGTTGTCGGACGCTATTTCAACAATACCCTCATGGCGCAGACTCGTGGCACAGGCCAGAGCCAAAAGCGCGTCATCCTGACCAACACCTCCGGGATTGTAGAACTTAAAAACTCCGCCCCGCTTCGCGTCCTGCGGGAGTACCCTTTGGAGACCGGCCTCGCGGACTACTTCAAAGCCACACTCGGAGCAAAGCCTGGAGAAAATAAATGAGCAACTTTCTTCTTGCGATTTTTATCCTAGCTCTGGCGGCTTTTACTATAAAATGCCTTTTTGAAGACAACGACGACAACTTCCTGTAAGGAGTCTTTCCTATGCGAAAATCCTTCCCCGAGAAAATTCGTGAGATGAACATCATGTACGGCTTGCCTGTTGCGACGGCGCCCCAGCTTCTGGACCTTGGCCGCTTTGCCGGTTTCGTCCGAACACTCAACGAAGAGTTTGACGAAGGCGAAGACATTCTTGACCTTCTGAGGGAAGAGAAGCCAGGGCCAGGCTCTGATCTTGCTATCCTCACCGCCATGGCCGATTGGTTCGGCGACATGGTCGTCTACATCTACTCCGAGGCAGCAAAATGGGGCATTCCTCTTGACGACGTTCTCTCCATAATCATGGACAGCAACCAGAGCAAGCTCGGCGCAGACGGTAAGCCCATCTACAACTGCGACGGCAAATTTCTCAAAGGCCCAAACTACTGGAAGCCTGAGCCAAAAATTGCCCAACTCCTTTCCAATTTGCTTGAAGAAGCAAAAACCTCTAGCGCGGAGCGCTAGTCCCGGCCAGTCGGCCTTAACCGGAGGGTTTCCTCCTTTCACGAAAGAACTTCTATGCCTGATTTTAGAGCACTTCTGAGCAAACCTGTTGACGACATCGTCAAGCCCAAAGCCATTCCCACCGGCACCTTCGTCGGTCGTATTGACAAGTACGACCTTCTTGAGGCCAAAAACGAGCGCAAGACTCCATACGTACGCTTCTCCATCAAACTTGCGTCTCCGGGCGCTGACATCGACCCGAGTGAGCTCGACGGCGTCGATCTCAGCAAGAAAACCTTGCCGAAGGACTTCTACCTCACCGACGATGCTTTGCACCGCCTGAAGAGCTTCATGTCCTCTTGCGGTATCGATTTTACCGGGCGCTCCCTGGCCGAGACGATCCCTGACTTCGTGGGAGCAGAGGTTACAGTGTACATCACACAGCGGACCTCTGAAGACGGCAAAGAAATCTACAACGACGTCAAGGACATCAAGGGCGCTTACGACTAATACTCGGCTGGAAAGGAGGCTTCGGCCTCCTTTTTATTTACCTTTTGTCATGACAAAAATAAAACAATTTCTCCATCTTTTTCCCGGAGCCCTACAATGCCAGAAGAAAAACTCGAAGAGCTTATTCGCGACCTGGATAACTGGTACGCGAAGCTAAATAACATGAGTCTCGCTGTTGCAAACCACAACCCAGATAATTCCATGACCTCCCTTTTGGGCCGTGCCCGCCGAATGCTGCACGGTGTGCAGGCACTGGAGACCTTTGATGCCCATCAGTGATGACTATAAGCGGGTGCTCTGCGCAGATATCAAAATCGCGCCAGACCGCCAGCGCACCGCCATCGACATCAAAGATGGTTTTGCGGACTCTATTCTTAGGCAAGGCGTACTTGTCCCGGTCATCCTCACCCGTGACCTAATGCTGGTTGCAGGTGAACGCCGCTTGACCGCCAGCATCGCCTGTGGCCATCCAGACATTCCGGTACGCTTCCTTGACGAGCTTTCTCAGGAAGAAGCCCAAACTGTTGAATTGCAAGAAAACCTCAAACGCCGTAACTTAGACTGGCAAGATGAAGTCCGTGCAATCGCAAAATTGCACAAGGCTTATGCTGCCCTCCACCAGGATTGGTCCACGGAAAAAACTGCAAACGAACTTTCCCTCAGCAAAAATCACCTTACACAGATACTGCGTGTAGCGGACTACATGCACCTGCCGAAGGTTTTGGAGCAGTCTACTTGGAGCTCTGCTGTTGGAGTTATGGAGCGCTTGATCGCCCGGAAATCCCAAGAAGCGATGAGCGCTATATTGGAAATCACCAGCGAGGCTTTGTCTGGGGCCGTTGCCTTAAACAAACTTCCACCACAAAACGGCGAAGTCGAAAGCAACTTGCCACTTCAGGGCTCCGGCACAGCCCGCAGCCAGATAATGCAGGTTCTGCGTGCAGCCGAAGCCACGCCAGAAGCTTCTTCAAAACACTCCTCTGCTGCCCCAACAAACATCCTGAACGAGGACTTCAAAGAATGGGCAAAGACTTACTCTGGGCCAAAGTTCAACTTCCTCCACTGCGATTTTCCTTATGGAGTAGGTCTGTTCGACGGCAACCGTATGTCTGCCGCCACGGAGTACGAGGACACCAAAGAGGTATATTTCGGCCTTATAGAGACGCTGTGCAAAAGTTTAGATCGACTGGTGAGTTCAAACGCCCATGTCATGTTCTGGTTCTCGATGGAATACTACGCCAGGACTTTATCCTTGTTTCGCAAACTTGCACCGGACATTGTTTTCCTGCCCCACCCCCTTGTCTGGCTAAAGAGCGACAACGCAGGTTTACTGCCAGACCGAAATCGTGGACCAAGAAGAATATACGAAACGGCACTCATGGGTATTCGTGGGGAGCGCTTTGTAGCTAAGCCAGTATCCAACGCTTATAGCGCCCCAACGGAGCGCAGTCTTCATCCATCGACAAAACCAGAACCTGTTCTCCGGCACTTTTTTCAGCTCTTCGTCGACTCTAGCACGTCTATGCTTGACCCAACTTGCGGCGCCGGGAGTGCCATCCGCGTGGCAGAAGAAATGGGGGCAAGCCGCACACTCGGTATCGAGCGTGATCCAGAGTTTCATGGTGCCGCTCTAGGTGCCCTCCACCGGGCGCGCTCCCTTCGCCAAATTTCAGCAAAAGTTAGCCAACAGTAAAGGAAAACTTCTATGCCTGTGCAACGCAAAACCAAATCCGAGGCTATCAACCATCCCAAGCACTACAACCAGCATCCATCAGGAGTCGAGTGCATTGACATAGTCGAGCATTTTGACTTCAACCTTGGTGCAGCGATCAAGTACATCTGGCGAGCTGGATTAAAGACAAGTTCTCCAATCGAGGACCTGGAAAAAGCTCGTTGGTATATCTCCAGGGAGATAGAACGGCTTTCCAAGTAGGCAGCAAGAGTTCCTTTGCGTTGTCTTTAACCTTCTTGGAGCACCTGTCTTGCTGGAAAACTATAAACTTGAGCCACCATTTGCCTGTACTCTTGGCCCGCGCAATTCAAAAATCGCCCTAGTCGGTGAAGCCTGGGGTAAAGAAGAGGCAAAGATTGGCAGGCCATTTCAAGGCTCCAGCGGGCAGGAATTAACCAGGATGCTGGCAGATGCTGGCGTTGCCCGCAAGGATTGCTTTATAACCAATGTATTTGCCTTCCAGCCCCCTGACAACAAACTTGACTCATTGCAAATAGGGACGCTAGAAGCCAAGAAAATAGGCGCAAACGCCAAGTCCCCCATGTCAAAAGGACACTACCTGCATCCTGAATTTTGGCCGGAGCTGGAGCGCTTAAAGCATGAGTTGCTGGCCGTCCGGCCGAATGTGATTGTCGCCCTCGGCGGAACTGCCCTTTGGGCACTTACAGGACTTGCGGGTATTTCCGCTGTTCGCGGCACGGCCCTGCTCGGTCCGAACAATTGCTGTGCACCAGGACTTAAGATCATCCCAACCTACCATCCAGCAAGTGTACTGCGCCAATGGGACCAACGAGTCATAGTAATTGCGGACTTTATAAAAGCCTGGAAGGAAAGTTCCTTTCCAGAAATCCGCCGACCAGAGCGAGCAATAACTATTGATCCGACTTTAGAGGAGATAAAGACATTTGCCTCAAAACCCCATAGGTTCCTATCTGTGGATATAGAAACCGCTCGCGGGCAGATAACTTGCATCGGTTTTGCTCCAAGCATCACGGAGTCTCTTGTGATCCCATTTGTGGATTTTCGTCGAGAGTCGAGGTCGTACTGGCCGAATCAATGGCAAGAAGAACAAGCCTGGAAATTTGTTGGGGACCTTCTTTCATCTCCTGCGGAGAAAGTTTTCCAGAACGGCCTCTACGACCTGCAATGGCTTGCCAATATGGGCTTATCCCCGCGTAATTGCCTACACGACACAATGCTTCTGCATTGGAGCATTTATTCCGAAATGCAAAAGAGCCTAGGCTTTCTTGGGTCTATTCATTTGAGTGAAATTCCGTGGAAAACCCTTCGCAAACACAAAACCGAAATGGAGAAAAGAGATGAGTGATATCGTAACTACGCATATGGACAAGTACGCTAGGGGAAATTACGCGAAAGTACCGGAGGTACAAGCTCCAGCCGAGCAAAAAATTTGGCTGGTGGTGACAAGATCTTCGCAAAACAAGCCGTATATTGTAACCAGCAAGGAGAAGCTCAAAGAGCTTCTAACCTGTCTGGATGGAGTCGGCGTCCAATACACCATACTTGAATTCACCGCCCAACCCCGGAAAAAAGAGGACTTAGCATGAAGCTCGTCTCCATCGAAAGCCCTTTTGCTCCCGGCTCCGCCCAGCGCATCACCTATGCCCACCAGTGCTGCCTGGACTCCCTAAACCGCGGCGAGTCCCCCTATGCCTCGCATCTTCTATTCCCGCAATTTCTCCAAGACTCCCTTCCGGAGCACCGGGAACTTGGTCTCCGGGCTTCAGACGAATGGAGAAAGAAAGCCGATCTTATAGCCTTTTATGCGGACCATGGGGTCAGCCAAGGGATGCTTCGCGCCATAACGCTTGCCAAGCTCTACGCAATACCAGTAGAAGTCAGGGTAATTCTCGACCACTGTATTCCAGCCGAAGCGTTTGTGGCACTCGGACTGCCCATTGAGCCAAATTCTATCTCATACTTTGACCCGAACGAAATGATAGAGCTAGAGCTGCCCCCCGATAGTGGCCTACGGTAGCTCAATGCTTGTCCAGACCTCATCCTTTGATCCAAACGCCAGAGGCCCCAGCGGGCCTCTATATTCTGACGAGCAAGTGCATCAGGTATATAACGGCTTGGACACCATGCTGACTCTAGAAATCCTAACCGAGATCAAGAAGAGCACAAATCGCCCCGAACCTGTCTCCTATTCTTTTGCACGGGCTTTGCAAGCCCCTCTGCTGGAAATCATGCTACGGGGTTTTGCCGTAGACAGCGGCGAAAAGCAAATTTTAATCTCCCGGCTTCGCGCGGAGCGCGAAGTAATCTACGGTCATTTTCACAAAATGACTCAAGCCGTTTGCGACCTAAACGTCAACCCAAACTCCACTATCCAGCTGCAAAAAATGTTTTACAAAGTTATGCGGTTGCCAGAGGTTTGGACCAGCGCTAAGGGCAAGAAAACCCTCAGCATGAACCGAGAAAGCCTGGAGAAGCTATCTCTGTACTTCCATGCAGAGCCTCTCATCAATTGTATCTTGGCTATCCGAGAGCGGGACAAACTTATCCAAACCCTTGAAACCGAAATTAGCCCTGACGGTCGCTACCGAACAAGCTACAACATAGCTGGGACAGAAACCGGCAGACTTTCCTCTTCTTCCTCTGCCGACGGCACCGGCGGCAACGCCCAAAACATCGCACCAGCTACGAGGAAGATTTTTTGCGTCGACCCAGGAATGTACCTCTACTGCATCGACTTAGAGCAAGCAGAGTCCAGGGAGGTTGGTTGGCTGTGCGGAACCTTATTCGACGACTGGACCTACCTCAACGCCTGTGAAGAGGGCGACCTACATACCTACGCTTCTAGGCTTATTTGGCCGAACTTGGCCTGGACCGGGGACAATAAGCTCGACCGCAAAGTTGCGGAGCAAAACTTCTACCGGGAGTTCTCGTTTCGCGACATGGCTAAGCGCGGAGGGCATGGCAGCAACTACTATGGCAAGCCTTTTACCATGGCTAAGCACCTAAAAGTTCCCACCAAGCTCATGGAGGACTTCCAGGAGCGCTACTTCTCTGCATTTCCAGCAATCCCTCGTTGGCACCAATACATTGCCGGACAACTTCAATCCACCCAACAGATAACAAATGCCTTTGGAGTGGAAAGAGTCTTCTTCGGTCGCCCTGGGGACGAAACCACGCTGCGCGCTGCAATCGCCCACGGCCCCCAAAGTTCTACCGCCTATAGGACAAACCTATGGCTCTGGAGAGTGTGGAAGTACCTGGACCGAGAAGTAGAACTGCTTGCCCAGACTCACGACAGCATTACCTTCCAAGCACCAACAAGCGTTGATCCGCATGAGCTATCTGCTAAGGTGCTTGCCCTGCTTGAGATTGAGCTTGTAGCCAAAAACGGAAGAAAATTCACCGTCCCAGGCGAGGCCAAAATCGGCTACAATTGGGCACCATGGAGCGAGACCAACCCCAACGGCCTAGTAAAACTAAGCAGTCCGAAAGCGCTGCGGCCACGTGTGGCCCCTGACTCAATCCTTAACCGGAAACTGTAAAAATACGTGGACTTCATCGACGAATTTTTTGCCCACACAGAGGGCCTCCCGACCCCGGAAATCTTCCGGCTGTGGGGAGCCATTTCTGCTGTCGGGGCTTGCCTGGAACGCCGATGCTACACCGAGACCGCAGCAGGGGCGCTTTATCCAAATCTCTACATCATGCTTGTGGCCCCTCCTGCCGTAGGCAAAGGCGTGGTCATGAGCCAGGTTGTGCGCTTGCTGCGCAAGGTGGAGAAGGTCAAAATTGCGCCAGATGATGCCACTGGCGCCTCCCTTGTAGACGCTATGGTCGCCGCAAACAAAACAATTCTAAACCCTGACGGCAGCGTTTTCAGCTTCCATGCTCTATTCGCTGCAAGCTTCGAACTTGGTGTACTCCTTCCAGAGTACGACTCTGTGATGATCTCCCTTCTCTGCGCCCTCTACGATAACAATGAGGTCTATGAGCAGACCCGTCGCACCAACAACAGGAACATCTCGATCAAAGCCCCGACTCTAAATCTGTTGGCTGGTTGCACTCCTGGCTACCTCGCGGGGACTTTCCCAGAGATGGCCTGGACAATGGGCTTCTCCTCTCGCCTTTGCATGATCTACTCTAGCACCCCAGTCAAGGTCTCTCTCTTCCGAAAGCGGCCCTTCGACGTGGAGCGGGAGACCCGCTTAGTCGACCACTTAAAAAAAGTGCTTTCTCTGCAAGGGGAGTTTATCTGGAACGACGACACCGCAGCGGCTCTGGAGTTCTGGTTCAACACGGACATGAAACCAGTGCCGACTCATTCCAAACTTCAAACCTACAACGGCAGGCGGAATATTACCATAATAAAGCTCTGCATGATTGCGTCTGCCGCTCGCAGCGACTCCATGCAGATCGAAATGGAAGATTACCAGCGGGCGCAGTCGTGGCTATTGCAAATCGAAGCCCTCATGCCAGATATCTTCCGAGACATGAATGGGCGCAGCGACACCGATGTTCTTGAAGAACTACACTTTTTCATGTGGCGGAAGTATTGCGTGGACAAGAAACCAATCCACGAGGCCACTCTCTATCATTTCCTTGGGACGAAGGTCCCTTCGGAGAAGATACCCAGAATCATTGAGGTGGCAGAGCGCATGAACATGATGCACAGAAGCGCAGGAAGTTTACTATGGACACCGCGGGGCAGGCAAGATCACGGAATGGAATAACTCTATGGGCTATCCTTCTCGAAACATATCCTCGCTTACAATTCCAATCAACCCTCTTGTTACAGAGTATAAATTCGGCACGCTTATGGTTCCGACGCCATCTGCTGTCTCGAAAATAAAAAGTAGGGCACGTGGGTTATGGGATAGAATTTGAGTGAGGGCGGCTTGCGCTGCTTGCGTAATATCGCAAGGCGGAACGGCACCTTCGCCCCCGGAAATAACGTGTAGCTTAGGCATAAAATACCCCCTAAATTCAAGCCCCTATGGGGGCTATGCGGCTTATGTGCGTTGGCGGGTGTTGGGATACCCCATAAGGGCGAAGCCCTTGTAAGGGCTTTAAATCAAGCCCACCTATCGGTCAACCACATGTGGGCCTTCTCTCAATTCCCGTACCCAAGCCCTTGCTGAGACTGTGCCGTAGGCGCTTGGAAAAACGGAGCAAGAGCATTTGGATTGGGGCGGTTGCCTGCTGCACCCACCGCAGTTGGCAAAGCCACAGCAGTCTGTTGCCCCGCTCTTTTTCTAAAATCCATAAGTTTGTTCACCAGCGGACTGCCAGCACTCTTCGCTTGGTGCTCCGCAAGTAGCGCTCTAAGCCCATTTATATCTGGGTTGAAGAGCAGCGCTGATAAAGCATCTTGCTCGTTTCCTGTCCGCCCGCTACCAAGCCCCCTGTAAAATCTTCCGGCTGCTGCTGCTGCCCCACCATAACTTCCCGTCGCGACAGAGCGCAAAAGCTCCGGGCCAAGCTCATGCGCAAGATTAACCTGAGGGGACTGTGGCTTCAGCCCAAGGTTTATAAAACGCTTTGAGTTTGCCACCAGTTGATTTATATTCTGGAGATGAGAAAGAAGGGAGTCTGTATCTACGTTATGGCCAGCCGCGGCTTTGAGCTTATCTTGCAGACCGTAGCTGCGGATGAGCGGGAGGGCAGGGCTACCATTGAGTGCAGCTTTCTGTGCATCACTTACTGCCCGCGTGACAACGCCATTTGTAAACCACTTCTGGGCTGCCGGAGTCAGGGGCTTTTTGCTTGCTGTACCATTCCGAAGGTCTTTAATATCCTGCGGAGACATAGTAGGGAAGTTTAGCCCAGCAGTGTGGGCAGCTTTCGCCTGTTCCATCTCCCGAACTGTGTTTGTGGCCTGGGCATATGCAGGATGGCTTGCCAGCAGGTCTTTATGCAGGTCTTGCAAATATCCTGGAGACTCTTCGTCTTTGCCGATAAGTTCGCCAAGAGTCGAGTTACCTGCACCACCCCCTGGCAATGTGCTATCCCGCAAGGTCTGTAAACCCTGCTTAAGGCCAAAAGCGGCCCGGAAGGGAATTTGAGAATTTAACTCCGGCGCAGCCGCTGCAGCAGCGGCTGGTGCGAGCGGCTTTGTGCCATTTAGGACATTACGAAGAGTTTGTGGCGGCGGGGGCAGCACTGCTTGCTGTGGGGCTTCCGTAAACAAAGCATAATCGGCAGGATTTGGCTCTGGTCCCCTTCCCATCTTGAAATCATTTTGAGCCCGTTCAAGCGTATTGCTTAAATGAGTCTGAATTTCGTTGAGAATTTTAGGATTACCATTTTTCACCATGTTTTTGATCGACTGCGGCATGGGAATCATATTCGGCGAGCCGTCTTCTCCGACTGCTGCATGATTGTACAGAGTATTTTTCTCGTTTTCTGCATTTGCGAGATAGGATGACAAATCCCCAGCTTCATCTCCGCTCCCGCCGAGTGCCTGCCTCAGCAGTTGCGGCGTGACCAAATGCATATTGTCTAGCCGTCCGCCGGGAAAATTCTGCCCACCAGCAAACTGACTCAGCATGATATTTCTCGGAGTCCCAGGAGTCCGCGCTAAATCCTGTGCTACTCCCTGCACAGCACTATCAGAAGAGTCCGCCGGTGTAGCAAATTTGCCAAGTTTTTCTGCTTGATCCAATTGACCCTGGCCAACAAGGCCGTGAAACTCATTTAGGGCATTTTTCAGCGCCCCAGGGTCAGTTTGCTGTAGTTGAGAAAGCTTCTCCCAGAGTGGCGCACTAAGATGTGCAATAGCTGGGTCAGCGCTATGCAGGGCAGGATCAATAATCGGAACAATCGGGCCGGGCTTTGTTGGAGTTGTAAGAGAGCGAACAAGTCCTCTTGCTGGTGTACCAAGAACGTTTCCGACAACTGCACCTAGGCCATGAGCAAGAGGATTTGCAACCGCGCCTGCCGCAGCGCTTTCTGCAACGCCCCCCAACGTTGGATCATTCGTACCCTGTGTCGCAAGGCTGGAGCCCGCTCCCTGCACAGTTCCCCGACCAATGAGATTTCCCAGGCGCGCAGGTTTAGAAACTGCAATGGCTTCTCCAGAAGGACTTGTGCCAATATCTGTGGTTGTGTATTTTCGTACTGCATTGACAACATCAGCTGCCCCTTCGGGCAGTTTGCCTGCAAGTGTTTTGAGAAGCTCTCCGCCAACAGCCTCTGCACCTGCCCCACCCAGCATAGCACCAGGAAGCTCTGTTCCAATCCTTGCCACCCAACCAGCAGCATTATTAGCAAGAGGTAAATCATATGCCTGGTTGGAGGCAACTTTAGCCTTTATTCCGTCAAGGTAACTTGCTACTTTTGCAAAGTCATTCTGGGGCGGAAGTTGCAATTTATCCCGAAGTAGATCCGCACCTTTAGCCGCAAGGCTAATCGGAAAACCAGCCATGTCTATGGCACCAAGTTGCAAACCAGCCCCCACGGCGGAGGGATTAAAATTATCGACAGCAGGCCCGTAAAGATCACCACCCCCATAACTGCCTCCTTGATCTGCAGGGCTCAAAACCATAGAGTCTGAATGAGGAAGGCTATCGCTGGGGGAAGTTGGCAATGGCGCTGTTTGCTGAGTCGCGGGCGCTGCTGCAGCTTGCACGGAGGCCGATGGCGGACCCAAAACCATAGAATCTGCTGAGGGCAAATCATCATTTTGCACTGGCTGTGGCATTTGAGTTTTTCCTTGCTGTGGCGATAGTATACTTTGCTGAGCAGTAGCCACGTCTTGTGCGTATTTAGGGTTCCATTTACTTTGGTCCTGTCCGGCATTATAGGCCATTAGGGCTTTTGCCGGGTCTTTATACTGCGCCATGAGTTGCTTCATGAGCTTGGCGGAGCCCCATATACTTTGCACAGGGTTCTGTGGGTCAGTCATCCCTATGGACGCGGCAGTCTGTGGCATAAACTGCTGTGTGCCCTCAGCCCCCGCTGCTGATGTAATTGGAGCGACAGAGTTTGCACTTTCTACCTTGCCAATGGCAGCAAGCAAACTTGGTGCTACGCCCCAAGCCTTTCCGGCTTGGTTATACACATCGGTAAGATCAGGCGGGCCGGACCCAGGCATTACTGCGCCTCAACCGACTTCTTCAGGGCCTTAACGGTGTAAAAGTCCCGCTCGAACTCCTGATAAAGAGGGGACTTTGTTCCTTGCGCTCCCATCAACCCTTGAAGAAAATTGCTCTGATTTGCGGGGTTCATGTACATATAAGCATAAACCAAAGGATTAATCTGCCCAAGTTGAGGAAGCACTTTGGTATATTGCAATTGTCCTGTGGCAGGATCAATAGCGCCAGGATTGGACAAAAACCCAGCCTTATCAACAAGCTGTGCAGCTAACTTCTGCGCAGAAAGCTGCCCCTTAGCTAGTGCCAAGATGCTCTGATTGGCTTGCGTTGTTATATTGCTGCTGGAGCTAGATGCCACGACAAGCATTTTGCCGTAGTCAGTATTACTTCCAATGCCACCAGGAAGCGAGGCAATTTGCTGCGCAGCCGCCAGTTTAGTAAAGATTTCTTTAGCTGAGGCACCTTCCATCCCCGGCAAGCCAAGCTCCGCTGCAGCATTTTGCAGCGTGCCAACAACCCCAGAGAGCTTGCCAGTGTTTGCATCTTTCAGCTCTGCCATCTGCTCATCAATTGGAGCAACTAACTTCCCGTAATTTGCATTTATTTGCTGCAAACTGTCGTTGAGGGGCTCGATTACATTTGATAGTTGGTCTTTCTCTGCCCCGCCCAAGTCGCTGACACCACCAATAGGCTGTATTGCAACTCCGACGGGACTTTGTGCAGCAGGAGGTTGGGGCGCTGGTGCCGCAGGCGCCTGCCCAGCTTGCACAGCCATTGCGCCTTGCTGAGACTGCCCTTGCATCCCAGGCGGCTGTAGAGCAGCAGGCGGAACAAGAGAATTCGGATCGGTGTTAACAACAGGTAGCTGGCCTCCTGCCGCAGGCAGTTGAGTGCTTAGATTGCTTCCAGAAGTAGAAACGACCGATGGCGCGCTATTTCCAGAGGAGTTAACCATTTGCATAACCGTAGGCCCAAGGCCAGCCTGCCCAAGATGCACCAAGGCTGGAGCAGAGACTCCGGTGCTTTGTTCTGTCGCATAGATTTGATTTCCGTTTTGCTGTATCGGTCCCATTTCTGGCGAGAGCGCATTTTTTGTATTTGCAACAGGCTCAAGAGTCCGAGCAATAGTTGTCAAACCAGCATTTGCCTTATATGGGTCGTCTGGAATTTCTTGTATATATGGTGCAGCAAAGTCAAGTGGAATACCTCTTTCTGTACTGTGTTCTCCAAGGTAATTTCTAATCTCCGGCCCTGTTAAATTTTGCCCTATGAGACCAGCCGCCATATCTCCAAGAGTCTGGCCGTAGAGGTTATTTAAAGCGGTTTGGCTTGTAGTATTTGCTATCCCTTGGCCGGTATTTTTCAGGTTTGTTCCTTGTAAGTCTGCTTGTGTTTGTTGAGTCGCTTGCATGGCCTGAGCAGCCTCAGGGTCTCCTGCCAGCATATTGGCCAACTTTACAGCGTCAGACTGTCCAGTAAGTGGATTAATACTTTTTTGGTAAATCTCTGCTGCACGCTGTTGCGCAAGTGCTGCTTGTGTTTTTACCTCATTCTGCTCGGTGTTGAGGATGTTGTTATACAAGCCGAGCACGTTGGTCCCTGGCAACTTGGCGTTTGCCATTGGAATCCCTGCAACTTGTTGCGCAATAGCTCCACTCATATCTAACTCCCACTACTTCCGCTGCTGCTGCCTAAGAAATCAGCAGCTTGGCTAATGCCAGCAGCCTGGCCCATTGTTGCTCCAGCTTCTGCCCCCCCAATACCCGCATAGGCATTGCCAACGTCGCCCGTAAGCTGCACACCAAGCTGCCCAAGATTATTTGCCGCGCCTTCTCCCAACTGCATGCCGTTGTTAAGGATTCCGGCTGTGGTCTGCCGATTGGTATTGTAAATATCTGCGAGACTTTGGTAGGTTTGGTTTGCCAGTCCCTGGGAGTAGTTATCAAGGGCGCTTAGCTCTGCCCCGCTCCCGCTAAGCCCCTGCGCCGCCATAGCATTGTTTGTGGCATTCTGCCCTTGCGTCAGCTCAAACTGATACCCAGGAGTTTGTTGCAGTTGCTGTAGTGTTGGATTAAAACCCTGAGTCAAAGACGGCAAATCCTGCTGATAGGCGGTGCTGGCAGCATTACCAGCGCTCATATACGGAGCAAGATTATTTTGGTCGGTAGTATACTGTCCCTTAGCGTAGTTCAAATAGTTGTTATATGCAGAGGAAAGTTCTTTCCCGGCGTGCTCCGAAGCAAAGGCATTTGTGATACCTCCAGCAATGTTGCCAAGGGCTCCAACACCAGCCCCGGCAAGACCAAGTGGGCTAAGCATAACTTTTCTCCTTATCTACCATACATATGAGTCCAAAGAAAAGACAAAATCTTTCCTTAAAAACCATCCTTAGTGGGCCGTGTTTACTTTAATATCTGCAACTTGTTGTTGCAGTTGCGCCAGTTGAATAGAGATAGAAGTTGCCAACTGCTGCATCTCTGTTTGTGTTTTTATCACCTGTACAAGCTCCGCTGCTTGCTGCGCTTGTTGTTGCTGCAAAGCAGCATTTTGCCCAGAGAAGGACCAGATTATTGTCCCGATAGAAAGCAACAACATGCAAAGCGGACCAAGATCGGTAAGTGTTTTGAATAAGTTGGCTTTTTGGTCCTCTGACATAGTGTATCCTTTCTTATGGCGTGCCAAGATTTAGCACCAACGTGGTCCCGGAAAACGACGCCGAAGTGCTGGCATTTCCGGTAGAGACTTTAATTGCAGTAAGGCCAGTGGTTGTTAGCGAACTGTTTATTGTACCAGAGATTGCGCTGGATAGTGTAAGTACGCCTGCAGCTATGTTCCCGCCTATGCCACTGCCTGCTGCCAACCCTGCGACCTGTGTTCCACTGAATGTAACTCCTGGCACGCTAAGTGTGCCTGTCGTAGATGTTCCACTAAGAGATACTCCTCCGCCAGCCAATGCGATGGAGGTAACAATGGAGTTGAAAAAAGTTCCTTGCTCCAAAGTAAGTGCCCCACTGAGAGTAAGATTGCCTGAGTTTAAAGCTCCAGAAAGCAACCCTCCCGTGGCAATAGTCTGTACCTGCAAAGTGCCATATTCCACCCCAGGAATTTCTATGTAGGACGAACTGTCTGTGCCAGTGGCACTTAAAGTTACTCCATCCCCGGTAAAAATCTGCGTTGCCACATTAGGCAGGACAAGAGTGCCTTGTGCATTTGTTAAATAACCTGAAAGGTTATTTGGGGGAGTAAACTTAAGCAAGCCCTGTACACTAAGCGAAGAGACCGGGGAACCATTTACTGATAGCCCGGCAGTACTGCCTGGAACCCACTTTTGCTGAGCAGAGTTCCAAACCAGAACATTACCATTGACTTTACTCCCCACACTAACATCACTTAGCTGCTCTAGACTTAATGTTGTGCTCTCCGCATTTGCTAAGTTAAACAAATTTGCCCAGAATATATACCATTGAGGATCAACAACTCCTTTTCCTGAAGTCAGCGGCACAGTTGGCGCAGGAATGTTAAATACACTCATGACACACTCTGGTCCACGTCGACAAAGGCCCCGTTGAGTGCAGTTAGGGCATCCAGCGTCCAAGAAAGCTCAAATACACGATCACGAGCCAAACCAAGCCTACGCCACTGTACAGAGGTTAAAAATTGCCCATTGTTGCCGAGACTTTGCGTCAATGCATCTTGCCAAGACCTACCTCTTGTGTCACTCCAGCGCAGTGATGCGAGATTTCCTGCAACTTGCCCTTCTGTCGTAAATTCCTCTGCCCAGACATAAATTAAACCACCAGTTGGTATCGGAAGTGCTACACTCCATTTTTCCCCGGTAACTTGAGTCCAAGAAGATGGAGGCACAGTTGGGCTAGCAGAAAGGCCAACTCGAACAAAATTTGTCCCAGGATAAATTGTTCCTGTGACTACTATCGGAAAGCCATATCCAGCGCCTTCTGGCACATTTGCTATAAAAGTCATTTCGCTGTCACCAGCAAAGGAGTCACCGCTTGCACAGCAGGAAGTCCGGTCTGCCTGACCCAAACATAGAGCTGCCGTGGAGGCGGAGGAATATACAAAACCTGTATATTCTGCTGGAAAAAATCTGCATTAGGGTTTCCATAGGACAAAACCTGTGTATTCTGCTGGAAAAAATCTGCATTTGCCATTATGCCACAACCTTCAGTCCAGGAAACACACTTCCCGGAGTGTTAAACTTAGCTGAGTTCCACGCAGCCCCGGTTGCCGGATCGTTTTGCCATATATCAAAAAACTTTGCGATATTTGGCCCAAGACTCTGTACAGCACCAGAGTGCACAGTTCCCCCGCTTTGCAAAACGGAAGCCACTGTCCTTGTGCCAGAAGAATCTTCTTTTACTACATAGGTGTTTTGGACTGCAAGGATAGTTCCAACAGCATAGCCAATGGCGGTGTAAGTAGAGGAAATTGTGTATAAATCTTGCGCCCCTGGCATTGCAGAATAGTTGTATGTTGTTTCTTGGAAAGCAAGTGGGGCGACGTTGGCATAATTTGATCCCCCCGACGGTGTCAGCCCGACACTTTGGTTCCCATTTGGAGGAACTGTTCCTACAGCAGGTCCCGAAGGTCCAGCGACAAGCGTCAAAAACGTGTTGGTAGGGGCAGCACCTGTTGTATCCAGTCCAACAAAATCATCAAAAAACGTAGAAGGAGAATAGTCTTGTGCACAACCTGCCACAGTTGCAACGTACCCCACAAGGCCACCTGCTGTTCCTTGAGTGTTTATCCCAGAATAATTTAAAATAGCTATTCCAGCTATTTTAAATACCAATTGGCCGGTAGTTGCTCCAACAGTAAGCAGCGCTTCTATCTCATACCAAACATTTTCTTGTAGAATTTGGTTTATTTTTGTGCCGATAAGCGTTCCGTTGAACCCAGGATGTATTATAGTATTACCGTTTAGGGTTGCGTATACCTGCGCCAGCCCATTCACTTTCGTAAAACCAACCTGAACAATTACATTTAAACTTGCATCATGGAAAGCAAACCCGGCACACGCTCCATCGCTGTTTACAAACAGCACTCGTGCGCAAGCTATAAAAGTTTGCACTGGAGTTTGTAATGTTTTTACCCTATAGTGTGTTCCATTTTGGCTGTTGTCTCCAATAGCGAGGCCGGAAAACATACCTGCAATTGCCTGAGGGGACCCTGAGCCTAAATTTATATAAGCAACGTCGTAGGATGGATGATAATTTTGAACTCCAGCAGCAATATAATCATCATTTCCGTCCATAAATTGTATTGCCATTTTACACCTCTACCGTAACAGAACCAGACCAAGTTCCTGCTATCACCGTCACTGCTTGCCAACCAGAATCCGGCGGCGACGTACTACTGGTTCCAACAGCAATCTCTACAGGAGCATTTGTCGGATTAACATAACCATTGAAAGCTATCGCAGCACCATAAATTCCAGTACCCACTGGAGAAGTAAACCCAATAACATTTGGAATCTGCTGAACAAGAGCCGTGCCAACAGAGTTTAATGTATCGATGCTTTCTCCGCACTGAATATCCGCAATAAACTTCCTATAGACAACCCGCTTGGCTTCTTGAATAAAATGCGGAAAACCTCTTATCCGTTTAATAGCTTGCCCAGCATCGGTATATGTGTTTATATCCAGAGAATATAAACTTCCGTTTTCGTAATCCCCAGCGACAATTTCCCCATAAGCATAGCTGAGGCAATTTGGCCTCCACCGCTGCTCTCTACCATTTCCACCAAGAAACATTCTTTCATGCCACTCGGAAGTAGAATTATCGTACACCCATGTTTTTCCGGCAGAAGGAAAAGTAAGGATGTAAAAGGAGTGGCCAAGCTGCTGATACGTCATAGCAATGGCATCATCAACTCTTGGATAATTTTGAATCTCGTTCTCAATAGCGTTGGTAGAGATTCTTTGTGCTGTATAGCCACTGCCCTGTAACACAACCGGGCTTCCGGTTATTGAAATGCTAAGCCATATGACTGTATCATCGATCTTAGCTGCAGAGTATTGCGCGCCACAGCCGTGTTCTATAAGCCCATTTGGCGTAGCTGCAAACGGAAAAGTTGCGCCACCAGAGAGATACCAGATTTCTGTTGTGAGCTGACCAAAGAGCCAAAGCTGTTTATCTAGCGACACAAGCGCGACAAGATTATCCCCATAACCGCTCTTCTGTGCAGTGTATAGAGCATTGAGCGCATCAATGCTTGTCGTTGGCGTACCTGCAACCACACTAGTGTATTGCGGTGACTCGTCGCTTAATGTGCAGTAGAAATTTTGCGTATCCGGCTGATTGAAAACCAAAAACGACCCGAGATAGTCTACGCAAGTCGCACCATAGTATGCTGGATCACTGATAGTGCCGAAATTGCTTGTTGGCAAGTCAATGGCATATCCAGTAGGGCTCCCATCAACAACAATAAGAGTCCGCCCGTTGTCCATCATACGGACCTGCCCTTCGCTCGTGGCAAGCACGCCCAGCAGTTGTAAACTCCAGTTGGAGTTTACAAGGTAGGCAGAACTTCCAATGACCGTATAGAGTAGGTTATTATTCGCGCGGAAGAGACAACGGACCTCAGCAGGGAACCCCGTTTCGCACAAAGTGCGCAGCCCAGGTGTAGGATAATGCGTCACAAGGGAAGGAGCAACACCCTGCGGCAGCAGCAAAATACTTTGTTTCTGATTAACCTCCGGGTAGAGATTAACACACCTCTGGGATGCCGCAATAACACTGCGAGCCTGATACATACCCTCAGTCAGCGCAAGAGTTGTCATCGGATTTGATCAGAATAGACGTTGTAAATCCCCGGACGAATCAACTCCATCGGCATGGAAAGCCTTGGCACCTGAGCGCCAGTGGCTTTCTTGAGGGTCATTATGCCCTCAGCCGCCTGAAGTTTTGTCTCAGGATTTACCTGGAGGCCGTAGCCGGGAGCCAACCTCTGTGCAAGGTTGTAAAACATCGCAGCGACGTACTCGCCAGGGAGGTTAAGAACCTCCGTTAGCGAGGTAAATTGATTCAGCGTGTCCGTGAAGTTTATAAAAAGCTCATAGTAGTTTGCCCCAGGTATCGGCCAGGGGTAAAGCACACCTTGCGGATACGCCGGATCGTAGAACAAAAACTGCGGAAAAGAACTCAAGCTCTTGAGCGAGATCTTGCTGTAGTCCTCCCAGGAATCCAACATTGTCAACTGGTAGTCGATTGGATTTGGCGAGTTTGGTATAACCTGCCGGAAGAAAGCAGATTCTATTTTTGCAGGGCGCTGGCTGACAGGAAAATTTCCTCCAGGGCCAATCGTATAGCTCTGCACACCCGTTGGGCTAGTGTAGCCCATATTGACAAGATGCCAGATCATCCAGCGGCGGCGTTGCCACTGAGCAATCATCATGTTTAGCTTGAAAAAGGCATCGGAGACATCTTCTGCCTCTGGCGTTTGCCCTATGCCAAGAACACCACATTCCTTCAAAGCCAGTTTGATAATATCACCTGCCGTGCAAGTGGTAGTGGTTAGCAAACCAGCCATGAAAAAAAGTTCCTACATTAAGAATTATTTAGCAGGAGGTGCAGCGGCAGCGTCCAAAGCGTCTTTTGGAGTCGAGAACCAACCTTTACCTAGTGCACGCTCTTCTGAGGGGCTTTCCACCGTTGTGGTTTTGATGCCAGCGCCATCAGGGGCATAGAGGATTTTGGGATACTCGGTAAAAACATAATCTGGAAAGTCGATGTGGTCGAACATCGTAGGGGCTCTAGTAAGTTTTGCCATTGGAAGTGGGTTCCTTTGTTATGGAAGAGAAGAAGGAGCTTGCGCTCCTTCTAGCTTGGTATATCGATGAGGGCCACAGCCCATTCCGGCCGAATGTACAAAAAGCCGTAGAGGATGTCCAAGCGAGTAATCATTTGATCCGTGGCGATGTTGTACGCCGTGATAATCCTCATAGAGATGTCATCGAAACTCTCCCGATAAGCCTCGTGGACACCCTTTGGCAGTTCGAGGTCCGCCGTCGCCATGGTAATGGCCTCTGGGACAAATGCGATGTTCTTAGTGTAGGTCTGGGAAGCCCCCAGGCCCAGCGCAAAGTTCACCGCGGCGCCGTTTGCTGGAGCGGCCGCCACTGTCTGATACTGCACCGGAATGCCAGGCGTTACCGGAGCAACAATAGCTGGGTAGATCGGAATTGAGGTTGCATTGGCAGCCACATTTGCCGTAACTACAAAGGTGCGTAGAGTTGCCTGAGTGGCCTTGGTAATCCGGTTAACCCCATACACCCCGGCGATTGTGATAATATCACCAGCATTGAGTGTATACGCTACGGCATTGACCACAAGGCTGGTGCCGGTCTGCCCCGCACCATTTACCGTCATGGTATTTTGCGGCAGCGTGCCTGTGACGTGGTTGATAACAGTCTGGTCTTCCATAAAGTCGAAACCCAGCGCCTCTTGCATCTTGCCGGAAGCATACTGCTTCGACACAGTGCTCTGTGGGTTGAAAAGCCCTGACAGCAGCGCAATGATATTCGCGTTCGAGCCAGGGCTTGTCACCAGCTTGCGGTTGCCGCTGGGAGCAGAGTTATTCATGAGCTGGGTGCGGGCGTTTAGGATATTTGCGACAGAAGGGTTGCCCGGAGCGCCGGCGATGACATTGCCAGCAATGTTGCAAACACCGCCCTCAACTCCGCCCATGATTGTGGTTGCCACAGTGCCACCAAGGGCGTTAACCGCCGGAGCAAGTATACGGCTGGAGTAATCATCCAGGCTCATGGTACGGTCAACCGTAGAGAAAGAAATGTCCACGCCCTGCTGGGTTGCCAGCGTCATCGTAGTGCTAACTTCCGCCGTGTCTTGCACCTGGGCAGCAGGTCCAGTCCGCACGGTGTAGTCGTTGGGCAGCCGAATGCGAAGCGCAGTGCCAATCTTGGCCCCGGTCTTTGCATAGCTGTCATCATACTGCCGGTCGATTTCCATGATGAAAGCGTTGGAGTTGCGAAAGAGCTTGATCGCCTCCCGCGTGATCATGTTGATGGTAAGAAGTGAGTTTGCCACGAAATTGTCCTTTGGAAAAAGGTGGCAAACAGCCACCGGAAGTGGTTAAATCTGACCTGCCCAAAGTCATTTTTAGGGCAACTCGAACCTAACGCAGTCCGGTGGCGGGAGAGAGCTACTCCACCAATACGCTACGAAGCCTTAGCCTCGTCGACCCTTTCGCGCGGTCTTTTCTCGCCACTCCAGCCATTCCCGCATCGGCATCTGCTCTGGGTCTTTTTGCGGCGGTGTTGCCGGACCCCGTGCTAGGCGACCTGGAGGCTCAGGAGCACTTGATACTTGCTTGCCGGGGGACTTATTTGCAAGCCGAATCAGTGCCGCAGCCATCCTTGATGGGCTGAGGTTTTTAACTCTAGTAAATTCATCAAGATCCGTGGCAAGGTTGTACAGTGTAGTATGCACAGGCAGACCACCGTCTTCTTCGAGTTCTAATGCAGCTTCAATCAACTGCCGAGGAAAACCACCCGCCTGCTGGACATCTGCAAGTTTTGCGTCGAAGTCTTGAAACTCGCCTTTGCCCCTAGAATAAGCATTGTTGCACTGGCGGGTAAACTCCATCTCACGGGCTTTTTGCTCCGCAAGGCGATCAACTTCAGCGGGGGAAAGTCCAGCAGCCGCCGCAGGTGCGCCAAGCTGCGCAGCAGGCTGTTGCTGTGGCTGCCGCAGCCGCTGGACCTCCTGCTCCAGCTCAAGCCTGCGCCGCTCTTCTTGACGGAGCCTTGCAGAAACCTCACCGATCCTAGCATCCCGCCAGTCTTTTTGTGGCTTGGGTTTGTGCTCAGGGGCGGCTACGCCGCCAGCACCGGCAACTGTTTCCGCGCCCGCAGCGGGAGACTCCATCTCCGGCTCCGGCGGAGCAACTGTCCCGCCAGGCTCTGGCGTGGGTGTGCCGCCCTCCGACTCGTCAGGACTACGCAGCAACACATATTGGTGGGGGAAACGCATTTTTAAAACTCCTCAGTGGGTGGGGGATTATTGTAGGCTCGCCATTCATCTTGTGCTTCTTTGAACTGCGGAGAAAAAAGAGGCTCAAGCATAAAACCAAACAGTCGAAAAAATTTTTCGTACCTATTAATATCTGCTTGCGTAGCTAAACGAAAAGCATCCAGCCGAACATCATATACATAAGGCAAGCCTTGTTTAGCCCATTCTTCCATAATAGTTTTTGTTTCGGTGTTTTCCATCAGTGCATCCCCCTGTGTCTTGGCAAACTACTATCCAGTATTAACGCCTGATAGATAACCTCTTTCTGGTCCTCTGGAAACCCTGGCTTACCCAGCAATTCCGCTAGAGCCTTCCGAGCATATTCTATAAACCTTGGATACGCCTGCTCCACCCAGTTGCTTCGCAACGGATACATCTCGTAGAAGCGGTTGTCCTTAGCGAGGTTTTCGTATACCTCATGTGCCATGTCTTTGGCAGTTTTTGCCACGAGCTCATGTGCGATGATGTTCTTCTGCCGGGGGGGAGCTATGATTCTATTTTTCATCAAGAGGGCTTTCCTTGCTGGTTGTTACTGCGGGAGTCCAGCCGATGCTGGTTGGGGCGTTGCTGCACCGGCCATTCCTTGGCCCCCAGCGGCGTTTCCTTGTGCTGCTGCACTCTGCTGCATCTCCATTTCCATTTGGGCCACACCACTCATTACATCATGCTCCAAGCTCGCAGCATCCCGCAGATGCTCTCCAGTAACCTTAATCCTATCCGTTTCCGCCTTATACATATCCACAACAGCCTCGCCCTGCTTGTTTTCCTTTTGCAGCCTGTGCTGCATGATTGTAGTTTCTGCCTGGGCAAGTTGTTTTGTAAGGTCTGAGATTTGCTTCTGCATAGCCTGGATTTCTTGTGGAGGAAGTTTACCAAGAGCCTGTGGCGGGACCATTCTCTTCAACCGCTCGGCTGCTTCATCACTCATCGGCCAATCCGACGCCGCGACCATAAGGTCGGCGATAACCGGAGTCAGTTGAGGAGCTTGTGTCATGAGCGTAAGCAATGCCTGCTGCGCAGCTTGGCGTCTTGTGCCATAGTCCTGGCCCTCGCTTGCCCGGACATTATACTGACCAACAGTAGGATTAAATATGACCTGAAGGCTTCGATCAATAGCGTTGGTTTTTTGCTGATGCGCTTTTGCTGCTCCAGGATCGACCATGACCTCGTACTCTTGCCCATCTTCTCCCATAATCTGCCTTAGTTGTGGCACGTCATAGATATGCGGAGCAACGTCAAGAATAATCTTCCCGGTGTAACGTATTGCACAGGCAAGGCTTTCTGCGAAGTGAAACGTAGCGTTGTCGCTCTGCTCTTGCCGCTCCTGAATAGCAACGCCAGAGCGCTCTGGCGTTTGCTGACCAAACTCTGCTTCATGCTGGCCAGAGACCATCATCATTTCATTTTGTGCGACCTGCATCCCCTGGATATACGCCTGTGGCATGATGGGAGGTGGCAGCCTTGTAGGAACAGGATTTTGCTCCTGATCCTCCCCTCTGGCATTGTATGGCAAATAGGCATAGTTCTCTGTGTTTGCCGTGCCCCACATGTCCTCATAGCCCTCAATCGCTTCCGAGGCTATAATCCAAGGAACCTTACTTTGCAACGCGACGTGCTCAACCGCGGAAGAGGTCCAGTAGTTGTAAATCCGCTGTGCATCAAGCATTGCCCTTGTATGCCCGATTCGGTCTATGATTCCATCAATTACATGCTCCTCTCCCGGCAACGCCACAATTGGAATTGTCTTCCCAGGCCAGATGTTTTCCTTGACGACAGTCTCTCCAATTATCAGAAACCATTCAACTTTGGAATCTGTAATTGTACGCTTGCGCGCCCCAGGACGAGAACTTAACTCATCCCAAGTTTCTGGCAACTGCTTGGACCTTGTTACAGTCTCCATTTTACCAGAGAGCGTATTTGGATAGAGCAAAAGTTCGTCTTTTTCTTCTGTTCTTCGGTAGTACCGGGCAACTCGAACATGGTCTTGGTCAAGCCAGCCCTCACCATTACCTAGCGCCGTTCTTCCGGCCTCTTCAATGTAGTCAGGATACTCCCGCTCGAATTGATCTCTGGCTAGGTTTTTGAAAACAAAACCAAACCGCATGTCAGAGCGGTCTTTCTGTTGGGTGTCTGGATCGCAGTAAACCCCAAGTGGATCAGGAATCGGTTCGAGAATTATCTCCTGATTCATGGAGACCTGATCGGCATAATCCGTTGTAACAAGCCAGTAGCCAAGCCCAGCTTTGACCATGTGGTCAATGGCGAGACCGTAGACTTCCTTGGCGTTGGACCGATACTGAATGCTTCGTGCGAGGTCCTGCCAGATCTCCGCAGACTCCTTTGTCGCTCCACCGCCAGCTGCATGATACTCCACCGACGGGCAACTCCGCCGGAGATTATTTATAATCAGCAAATTATGCTGCCGAACGCGGTTGATCGTAAGGCAGGGGCGCTCATCCACATCTCGTTGACGCCGAATGTCATTTGGCCACTGGTAGCCATTGTACGGGTCTGCAACAGCAAATTTGTAATCATCTTGCCAGCGCTTCTGCGCTTCCGCCTCCCACATCTCACAAAGCCTAAAACGCTCCTGAGCCTCCAAGATCACTGGGTCCTGCCAGATGCTAGCTGTATCTGCCTCAGCACTTGTCGGATTGACGTCATCCATGGTTTAATTTCCCATCCACGCTGCTGGCTGCCGATTCGGCGCACCCTGAAAACGTTTTTGAATCTTTTCCGCTAACTCCGCCACTTTGCTTTTTTCCTTTTTAGGGGCCTTCAGCGCAATAGCCAGATACCTGAACGCATCACTTCCATGCGAGGCCCAGTCATGTACAGGCTGACGCGAGGGGCTGCCATCTTTCTTGCCGATCTCATAGCGGTAATGCCGCAGAGCATTAAGCCCATCCACGCACTTGTTTTCGTCGAAAAAGCAGTTAGGAAAGATAGTTCTTGCGGCATTGATACCATCGTCGATGGAGAGCTTCGGCACGATCCTTACGTGCTTGCCAGCATTGCGGACGATCTCTTCCACCGACAACCCACTGCCCTTCTCATGTGCCTTCGCGTCATGCGGGAGCCAGAACGTGCCGTAGCGGTAGCGCTTGTTCTCCAAGACTTTCAGGTAAAAACCAATCGGCTTCTGGGAGTCCTCGATGTATTCGAGAATCCTGTACTCCATGTCAACCTTCTGCGCAAGCCAGATGGTAGTAGAGTCCGCCCAGCCGAGGTCGAAGAAAGCATCCACAGGAAGGCTCTGGTCGTAACGGACCTCCCGAATCCTGCCCTCATTCTTCGCATCAATCAGCTCCCCACCATACACTGCGCCAGAAACATTCTTAATGCACTGGCCCCCATAGACATGGAGATAGTCCTCATAGTTCCGTTCCCGAAGCTCTTCCATCTCCCGGCTAAGCGACTCTGGAAACCAGGGATTATCACTCCAGTTCATAAAAACTGCCAATGACTCCTTCGGCGGATTTTTTATGAACCGAACATATGTTGGGTCTTCTTCCAGCTCTGGATTAAACGTAATCCAGATCTCACTGCCGTCCTTTCGGATAGTTGGCGTAAGTACACTCCAACTTTCTTCCGTGACCTTCTCCGCCTCTTCTACCCAGCAGATATCAATACCCTGCATGGACTTGATCTTGCTCACATTTCTGTGAATTCCCTCAAAAACAATCGAGGTGCCATTTAAGCCAATGATCTTATCCCGCTGAACTTCGTAGAAGTGGCTAAGACCCATATCGTTAATGCAGTCCTGCAGCAGCTTGTGCACGGACTCGGCGATAGAGGTTTGCAACTGTCGGGCGCACAGACAACGAAGGGGGCGCTCTACCCCCTTCGCCAACATTGCCACAGCACAACTGGTACTTTTTGCGCTCCCGCGGCCGCCATAGAGTATCTTATATCTCTTCGGCTGGAAGAGAATTTTAGCTTTTTCCGGGAGTTGGATGTTCATTTCCAAGAAGGGAGGGACCTTTGGAACAGAGAAAAAACTTGTCCCACATGTGGTTCAACCACATGTGGGACTTTGCTTACTGCGCCCGATACCAAGCACCGCCACGATATTTAAACAAATACGAGGTATTGCCCGCACCCGCCGTTGGGGCGCCATTAATGGTTGGCGTAGCCCCTACAGCATTTGTCCCAGAGGTAATCGTCAGCGCCGTTACCACTGGCTGAATCACCAGCCGCTGCTCAATGCCCTCATAGGCCGGGCTAAGCACAATGCCTAACGCCGCCAAGGTTGCCGCAGCCGCTGGGAAGACACCCGAGGTTAACGACCCCGCAAGCGTTACCGTGTTGCCGGTAGCCACTGTTGCCAGACCACAAGGACCGCTTGCCACCATACCAACACTAAGCGCCTCGGAGGCAAAAGTTTGCCCAGCGATTAACTGAGTGTCAAAAGCTGCAACTTCTGTGCCAGTAAGCGGCAGCGCGCCGTTTACTTGTGTTGCAACTGGAAGTCCATTTGTCGAAAATCCCGCCATCTTTTTGTCCTCATGGTTGTAAAAATATGCCAGGGCAAACCCGGCGGTAGAGAGAGCGTAAGGGCCATTCGCCCCTTAGTGCAATCTTATACTTACGTAACAGTCTGGGGCGTGGCCCCAGGTTTTTTCCATCCATCCGCCGCCAGCAAAGACCATAGATAAGCATGGTACTTCTCGGCGTCTCCATTGTAATGGTGGCAGAAATTAAGGGCCAGGGCCTCATTTCCAATAAATGTCTCTAAGGAGATGAAAATTCCTCGACCAGTGCAAAATTTTTGAAAAAATTCAGCCTGTAGAGCGGCATCAGCCATATACGCCCCAAGAGGCACACTTAGCCCCAGGCCATAGAGATTGTCTCCCATGATTTGGTAGAAACCCCAAGAGCACGCACCAAGCACCAAAGCAGTAGCCGCACTGCATTTATTAGCGCCAACAATAAGCGGATAGTGCTGCGTTCGCCAAAGGGGCTCAAAGCGGACTGCCCAGGGATTATCCCCACTTTCTGCTTTTGCAACTAATTCTGCCAGTGTTTTAATTTCATTCATCAAATAAAGCTCCTTGCGAACCACGCCCTAGCGATCTATTTTCAACCCCACGAATTTTACTTTGTGGCACCTGCCACCATTCTCCAGTTTTATTAAAACAAACCAACCAGAGTGTATCATGGTCCTGCGAGATGTCAAACCAGCCATATGCAAAGCCTGCGCCTTGGTCAATAACATAAACTGGAATCGGTGGATTAAGTTGAAGCATAGTTTGCCAAGGCATTTTATCTCTCCAAGAAAAGGAAACCAGCCCACCTCTGGTCTCCTCTTCCTGCATCCAGAGGCTTGAGCTGTGCTCTGCCCCCAGCTACCTGTTGGTGGGTTGGAATTTACTTGGCTTTCTTTTTATCTCCAGGCATTGCCTTGACCTTCTTCGCCAGCTTAGCGTCATCCTTGGCATCGGCCTTTTTGAAGACCTCCTTGCCCTTCTTTGACATGCCTTTGGTGAATTTCTCGTCTTTCATCGAAGGTCTCCTAGAGCCGAATATGGGCAAAAAGCCCCAACAACGCAGCCAAAATTTCTGCGAGGGCGCTTGCTTGCGCATTTGCTTGCACCGCCGGAGCCGAAGCCAGCGCCGCCACACCAGCTGCAGTCGTAGCAAGAGCTGTTTGATGCTGAGTGTTTGCATCAACCGCAGCATTAACCACATCTGCGGCATTTAGTGCGCCAGCAGCAATTGCTGCCTCTGGCGCAACCGTACCAACAGCGTCCGCAACCTGTGTTGCAACACTCAGCGCAGAAGTAACTTCAGATTCAACCGACATTTTTTGTCTCCGTAGATTTAAGTTCGCCAGCAACAGTTTCAGCATCAGTAACGACTGTTTTCACAGTCTCGGCTGTTGGAGTCTTTACCGCCAACAGCACGTCACCAATGACCTTGCCCATTTGTGCTTGAGTAACGGTGTTGTCAGGGGCCGCTATCCGCAGCACGCCAAGCGCAATACCGATGAGGTCGACCTGCGCCGGTACTTGATGCAGGAAGAACCACTGCCAAGCCGCCGCGGCAGCCGTTATAACAATGTACTCCACGCCGCTTCGATTTGCGGGGGAGTCGAGAAATGTAGTAAGCCAGAAAGTTTTTTGCGGAAGTGGTGGAGTCGGCATGAGTTTTCCTTTCGAGAAGTTATAGTGGAGGTTAACTTAAAGCGATAATCCAGTTCACAATAGCCGCTGGCGGGAGATTCTGCGAGCCACCGGTGCCATAATTTGCTGCTGTTGCGGTTATTCCAGTTTCATTTACTGCCACGTATGTGCCGTTTTCTGTCATATAGCTTGTGCCAGCACTTACGCTTCCTCCTGACCCGCTGCCCCCAGAACCACCCAACGCTGTTCCATTTGTAGCATGGTTATGCCCGGAATCTGTTATACTGATCGAATGCGAATGCTGCTGCACATTTTCGCTTCCCCCGGTCGCCCCCAGAATAGCCGTGGTAGAGCTTGAAGGAGCAGCACAGGTGAGCGTCACATTTGCCGGATATCCGCCTCCCCCATTGTTAAGCGTGTAACCATTTACCACTCCATTTAATACAGATGCAGTAATACTTCCACCAGTACCGTATGCCGCATTTATGGTGATAGCTGGGACAGACGTGTAGCCCTGCCCTGGATTGCTTATTCCAACATTCACAATCGAGTAAGTTGTAACTCCACTCACCGTCACAGGATTGCCCATGACCGCGAAAAGCTCTCCAGTTATGCCTGTGCCTCCAAGGGAGTTAGAAGTTATGCGATTAGCGGCTGCGCCGCCCATGGCGTCTACACCGAAAAGCGCTCGGCCTCTTAGATCGGGCAGATTAAACGTAGTGGTGCCGTTTCCGGCCCCCCATGCAACTCCCAGCGCAGCAAACGTACTTGGATAGGTTGCCCTGGACACCGCTTGCCCGTAGCACAACCCCCAGCCTGCTGGAGCCGTGCTTCCACCATAAGCCCGAATTTCCCCCGGAATACTACTTCCCGTCGTTGTCGAGGCCGTAAGCAACTGCAAGACATTAAGGCCAGGATTGTAGATTACTGGAACATAAGCTCCAGCAGGCAACTCCCCGCCAACTAACGAGCTAGTGTTTGGGTACTGAATCTGGACATTCCCAAAGCCGTTTAAGTTTACAACAGAGGCACCAGTGTTTGTAACATTTGCCACAAGTAAAAGAATAATTCCGCTGAGCTGGCCCAGGGGATTTGCAAGCCCTGTGGTCACAAGCCCCGGTACTGTTATGGTGTAGGTATTGGCGGTGCCGCTAAGCTCTAGCGTAAGGGAAGAAATGCCACCTGAGACCTCCTGCGAGGCAATCTGATTACCGGCGGAGTCTTGAGATACTAGGGTGTAATTTCCTAGGCCCCAGATGGTGCAGGAACCACCAGAGCTTAGGTTTATCGGGTTGGTGTTTGGTATGGAGAGAAGCGGGTCCTGGTACGTTGTCGCAAGAACAGTTGTCCCAGCGACATAAACTGTTACTGTGCCAAGAGCTAGGGGTTCCCCATTCGAGTCAAAAAACTGCTGCGGCGCAGTCGTAAGCAATGAGCCTGAAGGTGGATTGGAAACAGTTTGACCCACAAGATTTTCCTAGAGTTAAAACTCAGACTCTTTCTTCGGCTGCCGCCTGTTGCCAGTCCAGTAGTCTTGTCGGAAGGCATTAACGGCAACGCCAGGCACTGGAGCAAGTCCAGCCTTTACCACAGCAGGGTTTATGGTTTTGCCCCCAACTGCACGGCCCTCGAAACCGTCTTTAACCCCACGGGTGCTGCGCAATGCGGAGCCAACATCCCGGCCAGACTGAGAAATTCCCCTGGCCATCTACTTGCCCCTATGCCCCTTGCCGTAGTCGTACTTTTCTTTCAGATGTGGCCCCTGGAGCTTGTCCGCCTTACCCGCAACAGCCCGAACGGCAGGAGTAATCGTAGGACTCTGTCCATCGAGAATCCTCTGTGCCGTCCGATTTACCTTGCCCGGAAAAGGCCCGTTAGTGTCATCGTAGAGATTATCCTCCCGATAATCCCCTTGCTTGTGCTTGAGTGCCATGGGTGTGCTCCTTAACGAAAGAGATTGACAATGTGAACCCCAGCAGGCGGGGTCAGCGAGCCAGAGGTGGAGTTCACAAATTGAAGCTGGAGTGTGTTCGCAGCGGAGATTCGTGCGTTAGCGCACGCAACGCCGTTGGTAAGAGCCGGGGGCGTTACATCCACACCATCCGTAGGGAGCGCCCCTGGCAGCGAAAACGACTGCTCAACTGTGGTGTTAGCAGCGACCGCTGCTGGTGTAAGGCTCAACGGCACTTTTACAATGCCAGCGGAAAGGGCATACGGCTGGAGCGAAGGCCCCATCTGGTCAGCTAGAGCCGCTCCCATTTTCGCCCCGTCAAGAACTCCAAACGTTGTCATCGAGCTTTTCCTTTAATTTTAGCTGGCCGGATTGTATTTGGAGTGGTGTACAGTGTAAGTAAGGCCCTGTCCAGCCATTCTTCCGGCAACGGCAATGCTTGTGTGGTGAGTGTGGTATGGCCGAGCCAATGCACGCAGCGACAGTCAGCAGTGACATCATCCAGCACCGCAACCGACTCGACCCCAAAGGTTATCTTGTTGCAGATTTGCGTACCAAGTAGGGGTAAATCCGGGCGCTCTACGATGTAGTCTAACCACCAGCGGAGCACAGGAATGTACAGCCGATCTAGCTGAGTCCAGGCGGCGCTGGTGTATGTCAGCTTTGCTTCGCAGACGAGCAGGCCCCTGGCAGTAAGCAGCAGAAAATCCGGTTGGCAAACGCCGCGCCCACGCGCGTCCTCAAAACCGAACCATGGACCCCGCACCACCTGTGGCAGTGCCTTGGCAATGCTTTTCTCGAAGGCAAGCCCAGCTCGCCGCAATGGTGTGGTGCCCAAAGCAGCAGGATAAACTGGAGGGCACTGCCTTGCCCACTTAAGGCCAGATATTACTCTAGTTGGCATTGGTGCCGAGGGCGGAGCCTAAATTAAATGATGCCATTAGAGTTTTACCCGAATGCGCTCGATCAGCGCGTCTGCATCTGTAATCAGAGCGTGTTCGGCCTCCAGGGCCTTCACGGCCAAGTCATGTGCATCACGGAGCAGGCCAGTCTCAAATTCCAGCACATGGGCCTTCAGAGCCTCGAAATACGTTGGTTTGGCGGTTGGTTCGGTTGTAGTTTCGCTCATCTGGGTAACTCCTCATGGTTTTTTACTCGAAATTTACTGCAAAACGGAATTGTCTACATTAGCCACGATTGCAGCGGCGATCCCATACCCAAGAGGGTTAAAGTGCAGCCCGTCCGGCGAAATCACTGTATTGTACATGGCGTTTGATCCAGCCAGTAAAGGATCAGTTTGTGTATTGTCTAAATCAGCAACAGCATCGGCTCCAATAGTTGCATAGTTAGCACGCTCCCATGCGTTAACCGCCAAAATTACAGCGTTCTGCGCTGGCGTAAATCGTCCTACTGACGGGCAGGCTGTTCCGGCAATACCCGATGTGCAAGGCTCAATTTCCGTCAGCAGGACAACACGCACATTGGGTCCGAGACCTTTTTCGTAGCTGACTTCGGTAGTAATGTAACCCTCGATAGTCGCCGCCGTCGCATTGGCACCAGCATCATTGATGAACTCTTGGTCATTGAAAACGAAATTTCGGACGCCCGCGTCGTACAAATCTCCTACATAAAGCAGCCATTGACTGTAACCGCCGCCGCCGACTCCAATTTTCGTCGCCAATGTCTGCCCTGGCACTCCGGTATTGTACCAGCGAATGGTAGGCGTCAGAGGCTCAATCTGGTATGTCTGATTGCGCAACCCGTATGCATATGATCCCCATACCCGGCTATCCCCGTCGTCCACTCCAAGATTAGAAGCTTGCGTTTGCACGCCACTTTCTAAGAGTAAAGCCTGGTTTACAAGATTTTGGATCGAAGTCGTATTAACCGAATTTTGGATAATCAGAGCGCCAAGCATCATGCCGCCAGCATCCGCCGAATAACCGATGCTTCCGCCCGTTGCGGTTGCAGCGGGGGTTGACGTGTTGCGAGGAATAAATTGATACCGCGAGTTGCCGACTACCGCGCTTGTGCCGTTGATTATCCAGTAATCGGTGTCAGGGGAAACACCTGCACCAAAATTTGTGCCAAACCCCGGCCCTAATACGCCAATTTGTGACCCACGTGCCCACTCAAATTGAGTGGTATTGCCCGGCGTTCCGTTTGGAAGAAAAAGGTAGCTGGCCCCGAACAGAGTGCCGTGCGGCATACCGAGGGCCGTGACAGACATTGTGGTCGGTGTGTAGCTGGCAGTGCTGTTGCTAAGATATTGTATGGTGGAGGGGCTGTTGAGGCCAACAAAAGTGATGGGGCGAATATTGCCAATTACGTTGCCTGTCCAAATAGGCGCCGTTGCCACAGTGTTGTAGACGTAATTTTGAGCGCCTTTTTGATCGTATAGAATAGATATGAAAGAGCCGCCGCCTGCGGCCGAAAAACTGTCGGCCAAGCCGTAATTTGCGTAATTTCCAATAAACGGCACATCGAGACTGGCGTAACCATTCATCGCTTCCGCCGCCACAGTCTGACTGTTGCTGACCGTAAACGTTGAGCCGCTTCCTGAGACAATATACGTCCCTGCAGTGACGCCAATGCCGGTGATCAACTGTCCTACTGCAAATGTACCCGTTACGGTTCCGCCGACCGTTAGTGTGGTCGCTGTAATCGTACTGGACGTAGACGTTGCAGAAGAGTTGGTTTGGACTAGACGAAAAGCGTACCCTGAGTAGCTCGGGTTGAGCAGAATGGTGCCATAACACCCGTAATACGTCGCGCCCGCGATTGCGCAGGCATATGGTGTTTTTGTTGGCCCCGTGGCATTGTTGATATCAACGGTTGACCACGATGCGTATCCCGCCAAGAGGCTGTTTGGCGTCCATAGCTGGTTTTGATAGTTCCACAGCGTGGGGACCACAGTAAGAGCAGCGGGTGGCGTAACCGCGTTAACGTCCGTCGTCGCAGTGATCGTAGGAGCGGCGATATAGCACGAGCCCGCATAATCAACCACCCATTGCGAAACAACACCGGATGTCAGAGCGCCGTGGCCAACAGCACCGATACACCCATTTGCCGAGGCAACAGCAGCGCCGGGCGTGCCTGCGTAAAAAGTCCCACCATTATTGATGGTGTAAGAACCTATCCCGCCAGTCCCATTAGGGACTGCAGTTAGAGATGCACAAGTGCCAGACGCAGATGACGGGCACGCAACAACTACTTTTGGGACTTGTGTTGGCCCGTAACACGTCCCGGTTGCATTAGGCACTGCGTTTGTGATCGAGCCGCCCGATATAGTCAGCGTCACCGTAGCAGTTGTACAGCCCGTCACTCCGGCTGGAGCGGCAATGCTCAAATTGGCGTATGTATTGCCTGACGATCCGCTGGCGGTAAATTGCAAATTTGCAATGTAGCCCTGGGAGTAAGTTTGGGTAGAGTCATCCGACGCCCCCGGAGCGCGGAGCAGTGGAGTGGACAGGCGGTTTGTGTTGTAGGTATTTAAGCCAAGGGATGTCGTCACCAGAGGATTAGAGCCATTAGCTACAATCGGCGTTGCGGCTGAAGTTGGCGGTGTCGAAGCTGGTGGCACCGCTGCAGCAACAGAGGCCCAAAACAGAAACGATAAAGCAAAAAGTATCTTTTTCATGATTTTATCTCAGCCCAGTAAAGGTGCAGGTTCCAGTTGTCGAAACGATCTGCGTGGCGGCGAACGGAAAAAACTGGCTTTGAGCGGACGGCAGCACATTAAGGGTTTCTGTGCCGCTGGCGAGCGCCATGACAACCGCGCCACCCACAGACGGGCAATCCACCTGAACCATGCGAACAGCCGAATAAGACGTGCCCACAGCCATTGGAAACGTCGTGGAGAAACTGGCATTATTTGCATCCTGCACCAGCCAAGCGGCTACTCCAGCGTTGCCTTGGTTAACAGTGGCGCTTCCGCCCCCACCTGCTTCCAACTGCACTGGAAGCGGGGTAAGAGCAGAAACAACATTGCCTGCCCCATCCAGCGGTTGCACAAGCAAACCTCCACCGAGGTTGTATTCATAAAGCACTCCGCCGCTACCTACATTAGTGAGAACAGGTGGAGCGTTAAGGTTTACAACAGCCTGTGCTTTGGCCCCCATTGGGGCAGCGAGGCCCAGCAGAAGCCACAGTGCTAATTTTTTCACTCGATTTTTCCTTCCACCACGACTCCAGATTCATTGTGCGTTGGAGAGGTAAATGTTATGTTGAGAGCAACAGCAGGAGAAGAGCCGCCGCCGCCTGCGGCAGCTACGCCCCCTGCCTTGGCCTTTGGCCCAATTGTCGAATTCACAACTTCCAGCAACTGCCCAAAGGATATCTTCTCTGGTTCTTCCTCGATCCTGGAATGCACTTCCTCCAAAGCTAGCAAACCAACAGCCTTGAGCCTTGTCGCAGCGTCAATAAAAACCTCTGTATTCTGGCTCTGGTAATACGCCACAAGTTCCGCAAACGCCGGATCAGCCTTGAGCACTGAAATTCTACTCGGTGTGTAGCCGGAGATTTCACTTACCTCTGTCATGCTTATGCCCGAGGCGATGAGCCGCGCAAGCGCGTGATGCGTGCTGCGAAGCTTGGCCAGCGAGGAGGCGCCTGGAGGCCCTTTCGGGGCTGGAGGCGGATTTAGAACCAAATCCAGGTCTTCGTCGCTGAGTTCCCTCAGGGCCACAATCTCCGGCGGCTTGGCCGCTTTACGGCCCACAGTGGAAAGGATGGAAAGGGTTTGGGTCATGGGAGGAGGTTTAGCACGCCACCGGCAAGGATTGGGCAGGATTGGGCCCCTGCAAGGCCCGATGTGGGATGAGGGGCAGGCGTAGCCCGTCGAGTTTGTGGGACATTGGAAAATTCCCTCCAGTGTGAATGGGTCCTTATCCCTCTCCCTTTCATTTTCCTTTCGGTCCATGCCCCCGCCCGGCTGAGCCGGGCAATGCCGCCCTGGCGCACGGCGCCAGCCAAAAGAAAAGGGACACTGTTTCCAGTGTCCCCCAAGCCCCTAGCCCCAAGCCCCAAGCCCCGAAGGGGCTAGTCTGTTTCCAACAACATCCGCCAGTCCCGCCCGGCCTCGACACTTAGCGCATCTTCCGCTTCGTGGCGACTCGCCCACCGCGCAGGTGCGGAGTCAACCCATGCCCGGCGTTGCTGTTCGCGCGGGGAAAGCCTGGGCGGCGGGGCATTAGCCCCACATTTTTGTCCCGGCATTAGGCGTCCTCCCCAATGCCCATCATCGCCGCGACCATCTGTTCGCATCGCTTGCGATTGTGCGGGAGGGAGAGGTAATCCGCAATCGCTTTTGCCTTTTCCGCGCCGGGCTTGGGTAGCTTGGCCTTATTACGGCTATAAATCGCCTGCAAGCCCGCCCATGCCATGTCTTCAAGCAAGCGGGCGTCGAGCGCCTTGCGCGGGCCACCACCACCACCAGTGCCACCGCCTTTGGCGGCAATGCTGCCATCGCAAATTTTCTGCAAACGCGCGTCGCGGTTTGCCGCCAGGGTGGAGTCGATTTCCGCCTGTGGCAGACCTTCTTCCTTCATCGCGGTGGCCCGACCCGCGTTGCACTGAGTCAGGGAAGTAGTGAAACCGAGTCCGATTAGGTATTTCAAACCTTCCGGCTTGATGGAGGACACGTCCACCTTGGCGCCGTGGAAAGTAAACTCACGATCTTCCGGGGGAAACGCCAGCGTGATGCAGTAGGTATCAATGCTAGTAACGGCACCGTGGCTTTCAGCGGCGGGCGACTCCTGCGCCGGGGCTTCTTCCGACAATTCGTCATAGATCGTTTCGACCTCTTCTTTTGCTTTCTTAATCATCTTAGTCTCCTGTTTGTTGCAGCCCCATCGGCCACACGACCTATATGCGCCAGTCGGAAAAGACTGTCAAGCTAAACCCACAAGCTTGGCACACATTTTTGTAACAGAATGTAACAATACCAGGCATCCACCAGGGACGCCGACCATGGGCAACGCCAAGGGCGGAGTCGCCAAGCATGGGCCGTGGCAAGGGCAAGGGCGGGCGCGGGCCACACCATGGCGACAACAAGCCGCCCTTGGCGCGGCACCATCCTTAGCCCGCCCTATGCGTGCTTACACATATATAAGGTGGCGCGCGCCAAGGCGGGGTCATGCCAAGGCAAGGCCGCTAAGGCCGCGCCGTAGCCCAAAGCCATCCTTAGCTACCAAGGGCGGTGGCAGGCGTCCTACGGGCCAGGATAGGCCAAACGGCAATGCGCGGGGACTAAGGGTGGCCGGGCCAAGGATCGCCAGACGCCAGACTCGCCATACCCACCTATCCACACAACTATACGTACACATACACCCATACATTCCCTTACGCTTGCGCAACGCTACTTTGCCGCCTATGGCGGCAAAACTCCCCTACACCACTACCCCAAACTCGGATTTTTCATTACGCTAGACGCATAGCTTGCGAGTTTTTGCACCAAACTTAGGAAAAAAGTCCTGAGTTTTGCCCCAAAATCCCAGTTATCCACCGGGATTTCGTAACGACTGCTAACAAAAACCGACCCCCTCTGGGGGACTTTCTAACAAACTCAGG